CATGGAACAGCGTGGCGTGGTCACCGCCATGAACAGCAACGGTTCGCGCGAGGTAATCCGCCATGGGTAACTCTCGCACCGCTGACAAGTTCGTAGTCCGCATGCCTGATGGCGTTCGCTCTCGCGTAGAAGCCGCCGCCGACCTCGACCACACCAGCATGAACACCTTCGTGGTCCAGGCGATCGAGGAAAAGCTGGCTCGCGCCAAGCGCCAGGAACTTCTACTGGATGCCCTGGAGTTGGTTGCTTTCGGTAATGACGGTGGCCAGGTGCAAATGGCTCCCCGCCTGATCGGCTGGCGTACCGCCGACTATCTGGAAGAGACGAACGACCACAAAGTCGCCAGCAACTGGGCGTCTGCTGTCGCAGTCCTGCCGATCTTCGAAGGCGACACCATCACCAAGCTGCCGCATGTCCCTGTGGAGACTTCGGCATGACCGTCTGCTACGAGAAGTTCCTGCAGCAGAAGGTGCGCCTGGCTGAGCCGCAAGGCTTCGAGGTCGACCAGTCTGCCTTCCATGAACTGCTCAAGCCCCACCAGCGCGCCATAGCTGCATGGATGGTTCGCCAGGGCCGCGCGGCGTGCTTCGCCGCGTTCGGCCTGGGTAAGTCGATGATCCAGCTGGAAGTGGTGCGCGTCACCCGCCAGTTGGCCGGCGGCTATGCGCTGATCACCCTACCGCTCGGCGTGCGCCAGGAGTTCGTCCGCGACGCCGCCAAGCTGGGTATTACGGTGAAGTTCATCCGCCGCTTCGAAGAGGTGGAGGACGAGCAGACCATCTACCTGACCAACTACGAGACAGTCCGCGACGGCAAGCTAGATCCTCGCCTGTTCAGCGTGGCCAGCCTCGACGAGGCGAGCTGCCTGCGCGGCTTCGGTGGGTCGAAGACCTTCCGAGAGTTCATGGCGCTGTTCGCCGGCGACGATCGCGCCAACGGCGTCCGCACCGAAGGTGTCCGGTACCGGTACGTGGCCACGGCCACACCGAGCCCGAACGAATACATCGAAATGCTCGCCTACTCGGCCTTCCTGGGCGTGATGGATGTTGGCCAGGCCAAGACCCGGTTCTTCAAGCGCAACAGCGAGCACGCCGACCAACTCACCATCCATGCCCACAAGGAAGCTGAGTTCTGGATGTGGGTCGCGTCCTGGGGGATTTTCGTCCAGCGCCCGAGCGACCTGGGTTTCAGTGACGAAGGCTACGACCTGCCAGAGCTCGACATTCGCTGGCATGAGGTGCCATCCGACCATTCCAACGCCGGCCATGAACGCAATGGCCAGGGCCGCCTGCTGCGTAACACCGCCATCGGCGTACAGGACGCCGCAGCCGAGAAGCGCGAAAGCCTGACCGCCCGTGTCGCCAAGATGATGGAACTGCGCGCCGAGGATCCAGACGCCCACCGGATCATCTGGCACGACCTCGAGGCCGAGCGCCACGCGATCGAGAAAGCCATTCCCTCTGTCGTCAGCGTGTACGGCTCGCAGGATATCAACGAGCGCGAGAACGCGATCATCGACTTCAGCGACGGCAAGTTTCCCGAACTCGCCGCAAAGCCTGTCATCGCCGGCAGCGGCTGCAACTTCCAGCGCCATTGCTCCTGGGCCATCTACCTGGGCATCGGCTTCAAGTTCAACGACTTCATCCAATCCATTCACCGCCTGCACCGCTTCCTGCAGCTCGGCCGCGTGCGCATCGACCTGATCTACACCGAGGCCGAGCGCGACATTCGCCGCCAGTTGGAAAGGAAGTGGCAGCAGCACAACACCATGGTTCAGCGCATGACCGAGATCATCAAGAAATACGGCCTGTCCGTGGCCGCCATGGCTCAGCAGCTCACCCGCGCCATGGGCGTCGAGCGCGTCGAGGTCACTGGCCAGAACTATCGCATCGTCAACAACGATTGCGTCGACGAGGCTCGCCGCCTGGCCGACAACAGCATTCACCTGACCGTTACCAGCATCCCCTTCAGCACCCAATACGAATACTGGCCCAACTACGCCGACTTCGGCCACACCGACAGCAACGAACATTTCTTCGAGCAGATGGACTACCTGACGCCCGAAATGCTGCGCGCCACCGTGCCCGGGCGCCTGGCCCTGATCCACGTGAAGGACCGCATCGTGCCAGGTGGCATGACCGGCCTCGGCTTCCAGACCGTTTACCCCTTCCACATGAAGGTGGTCGAGCACTTCACCAAGCACGGCTGGGGCTACATGGGCATGAAGACCATCGTCACCGACGTGGTGCGCGAGAACGCCCAGACCTACCGCCTCAGTTGGACCGAGCAATGCAAAGACGGCACGAAGATGGGCGTCGGCATGCCCGAGTACCTGCTGATCTTCCGCAAGCCGCCGACCGACACCAGCAACGCCTACGGCGATATCCCGGTGGTGAAGGCCAAGCCCCTGTGCATCGACGAAAACGGCCAGGTTGTGCCCTTCGCCATGGACAAGAAGCTGACCGTCACCAGGGGCAACGGCTACAGCCGCGCCCGCTGGCAGCTCGACGCGCACGGCTTCACCCGCAGCAACGGCAATCGCCCGCTGACCGAAGCGGACTTCGAAGGTATCCCGCATGACGTGATGTTCAAGCTTTACCGCGACTACAGCCTGTCCACCGTCTACGACTTCGAACACCACGTCACCATCGGCGAATCGCTGGAAGTCACCGGCAAGCTGCCCACCGGCTTCATGCTGCTGCCGCCGCAGTCCTGGCACCCGGATGTTTGGACCGACGTTGCCCGCATGCGCACGCTAAACGCCGAGCAGTACAGCAAGGGCCAGGAAATGCACCTCTGCCCCCTGCAGTTCGACATTGTCGATCGCGCCATCGTCCAGTACTCGATGGAAGGCGAAACCATCTACGACCCCTTCGGCGGAATCATGACGGTGCCCGTCCGCGCGCTAAAGCTGAAACGCAAAGCGATCGCCTCCGAACTGAACCCCCGCTATTTCCTCGACGGTGCCGGCTACTGCAAAGGCGCCGAGGAAGACATGGCCATGCCCGACCTCTTCGCCCTGCTCGATGCCGAGCAGCAGGACGATATCGCCAAGGAATCCGCCGAATGACTTCCTTCAAGAAACCAGCTCCGCTGGAGTTCCACACCCAGTACGGCCTGGCCTTCGATGACATGGCCAACGAAATCAATGTCGATCTGTTCGCCGGAGGCGGCGGCGCCAGCACCGGTATCGAAATGGGTCTGGGCCGCCCGGTGCATATCGCGATCAACCACAACCCGGCTGCGATCAGCATGCACGAAGCCAATCACCCGGGCGCCCTGCACCTGCAGACGGACGTCTGGGACGTTGACCCGGTGGAAGTGCTCGCCGGGCGCCAGATCGGTTGGTTCCACGCCTCTCCGGATTGTACCCACCACAGCCAGGCCGCCGGCGGCCAGCCACGCAGCAAGGAAATTCGTGACCTGTCCTGGGTGGTAAACAAATGGGCGGGCATTGCAAAGCCCCGCATCATCAGCCTCGAGAACGTGAAACAGATCCGCCAATGGGGTCCGTTGATCGCCAAGCGCTGCAAAAAGACTGGCCGCGTGGTGACGCTCGAACAGGTGAAGTGCCCGACCAGCGGCAAGATGGTGAACCGCATCGCCGATCCTGGCGAGCGCGTGCCGCGGCATAACCAGTTCCTTGTACCGGACCCCAAGCACAAGGGACGTACCTGGCGCCGCTTCCTGGCCAGCCTGCAGGCGCTTGGCTACGTGGTGGAGCACCAGATTCTGAAGGCCTGCGACTTCGGCGCGCCGACCAGCCGCGAGCGCCTGTTTCTGGTGGCCCGCCGCGACGGTCGGCCGATCGTATGGCCGGCGCCCACGCATGCCGCCAAACCTGGCAAGGGTCAGCTGCCCTACCGTACCGCTGCCGAGTGCATCGACTGGAGCGTACCGAGCAAGAGCATCTTCGGCCGCAAGAAAGAGCTAGCCGAAGCCACCAAGCGTCGAATTGCCAAGGGCATCCACCGCGAGGTACTGGGCAAGAAACATCCCTTTATCGTACCCGTGACCCACCAGGGCTCCGACCGACTGCACAGCCTCGACGATCCTTTCCGTACCATCACCGCAGCCAACCGTGGCGAGTTGGCGGTTTGTGCCCCACACCTGGTGAAATTTCGCTTTGACCACAGTGGCGAATCCCTCGACCAACCGCTGCCCACGATCACCTCTGGCGGTAACTGTGCACGCCCTGCTGGTGCTGCTCACGCGATGGGCGTCGCTGGGGCCTCCCTTATTCAGGTCGGCTACGGGGAGCGCCCAGGACAAGAACCCCGGGTGCCTGGTCTGGATAAGCCGGTCGGTACAGTGGTCGCCGGCGGCGTGAAGCACGCCCTGGCCAGTCCTGTACTGGTTGGCGTAGGAGGCCGCGCAGGTCAAACCGAGCCACGCGGCGGCAATGACCTGATGTACACCATCACCAGTAAGGGCGACACAGGAGTGGCCACCGCGTTCCTTGCACAGGCAAACGGCGGGTTCAACGTCACCCACTCAAAACCCGCTCTTGATCCAATGACCACGATCACCAGCACCGGAACCCAGCAACAGCTTGTCACCGCCAATCTGGTACACCTGCGTGGCAATTGCGATTCGCGCGATGTTCAGGATCCTCTGCACACCATCAGCGCTGGCGGCCAGCACCATGCAGCGGCTACGGCTTTCCTCTCCCGACAGTTCGGCCACAGCATCGGCCAAGGCCTGGAAGAGCCAGCGCCGACTATCACCGCTGGAGGTGGTGGTAAGTCTGCGCTGGTAGAGCTGCAGCTTTCCCCTGACGACGAGGCCGGCGCACTGCGCTGCGCGGCATTCCTGATGAAGTACCACGGCACCGGCGAAAACATCGTCGGCATGAGTGACACCGTGAGCACCATCACCACCAAGGATCGGCTGGCCCTGGTCACCGTCTGGATCGGTGGCGACCCATACGTGATCGTCGACATCCACCTGCGCATGCTGAAACCGCACGAACTGTATGCGGCTCAGGGATTTCCGCCGAACTACATCATCACCCACGGCCACGATGGGCGTCCGTTCAACGTCAGCGAGCAGGTGCACATGTGCGGCAACAGCGTCAGCCCGCCGCCGATGGCAGCGATCGCCAGGGCGAACAACCCATGGGCTACTCCGTCGCCCCAAAAGGCTGCAGCATGAAACGCCGCAAGCCCAACAACCCGCGCGCCCGGCTCGAGCGTTCCTGCCGGGCCATCCTGAGCAGCAACCACGTTGCTGTGGTGTGCATCAGCCCGAGCGGCTGGCAGGGCATGGTCAACTGGAAGTTGGCCAAGCGCATACCGCCTGGCCGCCAGGTGGCCAATGCCCTCTGCGATATCCCGCATCGCTGGACGATCTACGTCGCCGGCCTTTGCGTGGATTGGTCTGGCAATCGGTACATGAAGAGCATCGAGGCCATGCCCGATGGCAACTACCTGGCGGCGCACCTGACGGACGTTATCGAAACCTGCGTGCTCGACCAGCGCGCCAACTGCAACCCGCGCCACCTGATCGGCTCTGGCTGGATCGCCATTCCTGCCCAGGTATCCCTGACCGAAGAACAGGCCTACCGCATATTCGATCTGGTCGGTGCCTGGAATCAGGTTCAGCAGGTGAGCGCATGAACGCCCCTATCTACTGCCGCACCACTGGCCTTCGGGTCGGTGTGTGCACCTGCCTGCGCTGTATCAGCCCAAAACCTGAAACCAACCTGGCCGGACTTCCCTGCCCGATGCCGCCGGCCAGGCCAGACAACGATTATCCCACACCTGTGAGGTGAGCCATGAACGAAGCAATGGAACCCATCGACCCAATCCATTCCGCGATGATGCTCGGCATGACGCCAGAGCCGTGCGAGCCGATCATCGAGATCACGCGCCAGGCGCTGACCAAGCTGCTCGACGTGGTCGAGTTCGGCGATCAACTGGAGCGCGTCGAGAAAGATCGCCTGGTCGCCTTCGTGAAAGAGATCCTGGCCGAGGCTCAGCCGGAACTGTGGGCCATGCACAGCGTAGGCCCCAACGAAGTGCACCCGATGATTTCCAAGGAAGAAGCCGAGAAGCAAGCGGCCAGCCTGATCGCACTCTGCAAAGAGCGCTTCCCCGAAATCCCCATCACCGTCAACGTCATCCCCTCGCCCTACTCTCCGTTCGAGCATTTCGAAATTCTGGCGGAAGAACTGACGGAGCAAGTGGCCAGCCTGCGCCAGGCTGTGGCCACTGGATCAACCCCGGCACCTGTAGGGGCCATGCCGCCGAAAATTCCGCGCGCACTGCTCGGCAAGATCGTCGACGAGCTCTTCGGCGGTGCGATCGAGGATACAAGCGCCATCGAAGACGTGTATCGGATGATCGTCCGTGAACAGCAGGCAGCACCTGCAGTTGTAAACCAGCAGGTTACTACTGCCGCCATTGCGCCGGATGCACTGGAGCAAGCCAGGCGCCACCTGTCCAACGCCATCGAGGACGCCGAGGACGGCAAGACCGCTGCCGCACTGCCGGCGTTGCGTGAGGTTGCCCACTACCTGGCGCAGGTCGCCTCCCCAGCCCCGAAAACCATGGGCATGGAAGCGATCTGCGGCAAGTACGGCAACGTGCTGCGCCCGTTCATGTCCATGATGGAAGCCGAGCTGCACGCCAACACCGGCAAGGGCGACCGCCCGGCCTGGCTGGCAATGTCTCCAGAGCAGTGCCTGCTCGAAATCTACTACCACACCGCCAAGCTGCAGAAGGCCGTGAAGAACAACGACATGAAGGGCGTCCGCGAGTACACCGCCGACGTGGCCAATATGTCGATGATGCTGGCCGATACCTGCGGATGGCTGGACGTGGTGAGCAGCGAGCTGGCGGCCAATCAACAGAAGCCCATGGCCGAACTGATCCGCCAGCACCGCATCGCCGTTACTCCAGAACACGAAGGCCAATGGCATGCCGATCTGTACGGCAGCGAGGCCGAACCCCTGGCACGCGCCGAAGGCGCCACGCCAGAGGCAGCGGTCGCCGCTGTCGTAGAGCTCTACCACTCCCTGCAGGAGCAGCAGCCATGATCGTCGACGACGTTATGACCGACAAAATCACCCTGCACGGGCTGGGCTTTGTGCAGGTTCAGCTACCGGCCGATCAGCGCCTGCACGTCTGGCACCCTGAACTGCCACGCCGTCATTGCTTCGAGCACTCGGCCATCCACAACCATCGTTTCTCGTTCTCATCCCGTGTGCTCGTCGGCGAGCAGATCAATATCGAGTTCGACGCCACCAAGCTAGGCGACCCGACCCACGTCCTTTACCTGCACGAAGGACCGCGCACTGCGCGCGGTGGGCGTCCATGGGTTCCGGACGGGGAAGCTCGGATGATCGAGAAGTGGCGCAGTTCCTGCCACCCCGGCTGCACCTACAACATGCGCGCGTATGACTTCCATAGAACCGAGCCTGGCGGCGACGGCAAGGTGGCCACCGTCATGACCAAGACCTTCGAAGGCCAGCAAGGCGCGCACTCCACCTGCCTTATCGGCATCGACCCTGATGGCGACTTCGATCGCTACCAGTGGTCGCCGGCGCAACTGTGGGAAATCGTCAGCGATGTTCTGACCGGGAGCAAGCGGCCATGACAACTAAACCGGCAAAGGCATATGCAGTTACTGAGCGATCCGAGGCGATGACTGTGATTGTGTTCGCAAACAGTGGCATTGCAGCCAGGCGCCAAGGCGCCAATGAGCACGACACCGATTTCAAATGCATCGAAAGCTGCCGCCGGGCGCCGTGGGCCGATCAGTACCAGAGCACCGGCAAAATACCGGCTAAAGCCTGGATCGATAACGGCTATTCGCAGACCTGCGATTACTGCGAAACGGTGATCTATGGCGACACCACCGAGGATGAAGACGGCAACGAGCAAGAGCCAATCTTCGAAGACATTCATGCCTACTGCGGTTCTGGATGCAAAGAGGCGCGCGAACAGGATATCGCTCAGCGCAAGGCAAGCGGCGATGCCTTCCTGGCCCGCATCAAAGCTGAAAGGCCTTTCCTGACCTTCATCAACCTGCGGTGCGACTACCCCTGGATATACAACAGCGCCGAGTACACCTTCGAGGGCGCCAAGGTCGGCGGCGGAGTGAGCGAAGACAAAGACGGGAAGTTGTGTTGGCACGTTGCTGCAGTTGACGAAGAAGCATATGCCGCTTTCGTTTCAAGGGCAGCTCGGCCATGAGCACCAACGATCCCGACACCGACCGCCCCACGGTCTACGACTGGAACGCCACCTGCGATATCTGCCTGCGCCCTCGCAGTGCTGGTGGCCACCAGAAGTGTTCGAAGAAGCGCCAGGCTCTGCGCCGGCAGCAATAGGAGTCTCGCCAGCAATGAAAATCGAAACCACCCAGGTGACCAAGCTGCTGATCAGCGACCTCATGGGCGAGCCGTACAAGCTCGACCCTGTGTCGGTGATCCTCGAGGACTACGAGCCAGGCCGCGGCCGGATCATTATCGAGTGCGCTGGTGAATCGTGGTCGGCATGGTGGGGCGCCATGAGCGGTCGCCCCATTGCGCAGTTCGTCTGCGACAGCGGCGCCGACTACATCATCGGCTGCATCGCCAGCCAGGTACGTGAAAGCCGCTTCTCGGGTACCGCCCTGCATACCCTGGCCAAGCGCTCTGTGATTGCTCGGCGCCTTGGTGAGGGCGATTACTGGGAGTATGGCGATCGCCTCGACAAGCATGAAGCGGCAGAACTGTGGAGCGAGCTCGACGACCTGCAAAGCGTCGAGAGTGATCAGGCCTGCTGGCGGCACTCCGATCTGCTCACCCGACTGTTCGGCGAGGAATGGTGGCACATGGCGTCTACGGCCACCGAGCCGAACCCGGCATACCACTACCTGCAACGTCTGATCGCAGCGGTACAGGCCGGCCTGCTCGAAGCTGGTCTTGCCCAACCGAAGAAAGGCAGGGCTGCAGCATGAACCACCAACCCAAAGCCGGCCGCTGCCGTGCCTGCACCAAGCTCTGGGAGGACTGCAGCTCGCTGCCCTTCCACACCATGCCGGTTCACAGCCAGGACGGTACCGACGCGGTGGTGATCTGCACAGAGTACGTCAAGGGCGCCAATGTGGTGCCCTCGAAGTCACCCGCAACTGCACCGATGCAGCGCCTGTACCTAAGTGGCCCCATGAGCGGACTTCCGGCCATGAACTACCCGGCATTCCACGCCGAAGCCGCCCGCCTGCGCGCCCTCGGGTACCACGTCGAGAACCCCGCCGAGAACCCGCCCCAGGATAGCTGGGATGACTACATGGCCGTTTGCATCCCGCAGATGGGTACCTGCGACACGATCGCCCTGCTGCCTGGCTGGTCGGAATCGCGCGGCGCCCTGCGGGAACGGCAGGAGGCGGTAAAGCTCGGCATGACGATCACACCAGCGGCGAAGATCATCGCCAGGAGAGTGCACCATGAGCATGTCCCAGTCCCATGCAGTGAAACTGATCAACGCCCAGGCGGCCGGTATCACGTTGGCGCGAGCGGTTGAATTGCTGGATAAAGCACGGCGTTATGTGGGTCAGTCCAACAGTGTCACGGCAATGGATCTAAGCCAGGAAATGCTGGAGTTTACCGCCAACTATCGCCGGCAAGTTGAGGATACTGGTTGCCCGGAATAAAGTGCGGCGGCATACTCCGCGCCGAACCCAGAATGCCCGGCTTCCCAGCAAACAGTAACGTGTATCCTGGCGTGTATCCCTAAGCGGTAAAGCCCCCGAAAGGCCCGTGATTGCGGCAAAGCGTGAGTCTCCCCCGGGGCACCACGATCAAGATTCTGAGATGCTCACAGAACACCAGAAACCCAGGAAAGCCGGCTATCTGAGCCGGCTTTTTTGTTTCTGGAGATCGCCAAAGGTTCAGTGAAGTTCTTGTATCCCTGTATCCCCATATGTATCCTCGTTTCCCCGCGAACTTTGGGATACACAACAGGTGAAGCGCACTGCGATCAAGCGCCGGCCACTGGCTGATACCGTTCTGGCCACCCTGGAACCGGAAGCGAAAGAATATCGTGAGCTCGACGGCGCCGGCCTTTACTTCCGTGTGAAGCCGGACGGCGGCAAGTCCTGGCAATTGCGCTACAAGAACGCCGCTGGCAAGTGGTCATGGATTGGCCTTGGCTCATACCCTGAAGTGGGCGGCGCCCTGGCGCGCAAGAAGGCCGGCGAGCACCAGGCGAACATCAGCAACGGCGTCGACCCTCTCGAGCACAAGCGCGCCGAGAAGGCCCGCATGGATGCGGCTGCCACACGCACCTTCAGGGCTGCAGCAGAAGACTGGTACATGCACATGCAGGCCAAGGGGCTGGAGCAGAGCACGCTGGACAAGGTGCGCGCCTATCTCGATAAGGACATTCTGCCGGCGCTGGGCGCCAAGCAGCTCGACGATATCACCCGCGCGGACTGCGCTGGCGTGCAGGCTATGTTCGAGGCACGCAACGCGCACAACGTAGCCAAGAAGGCGCGAGGCTGGATAAACCAGATATTCGGCCGAGCGATCGCCAAGGGCCTGACCGAGAACGACCCGGCCAGCCGCCTGGCAGCGATCGCCGCACCGCCACCCACCACCAAGCAGCAGCCGCACCTGCTCGAGCATGAACTGCCCGACTTCCTGCACGCCCTGCAGGCCAGCACCAGCCGGCTACCGGCGCGCACCGCTGCATGGCTCTGCCTGTGGCTGGCTGTGCGCCCTGGCATGCTGCGCTTTGCCGAGTGGCCCGAGTTCGACCTTGAAGCCGGCACGTGGTCAGTGTCAGCGGACAAGATGAAGATGGACCGGGACTATATGACCCCTCTCCCGCGCCAGGCTATTGCCGCCCTGCAGGATCTGCACAGGGTCACCGGCCACAACCGCTGGCTGTTCCCCGGAGTTGGCCCTAAGAACCCGACCATCAGCGAGAACACCATCTGCCAGGTCTATGCAAAGATCGGCTACAAAGGCCGCCTTGTTGGCCACGGCACACGCCACACCGCCAGCACCCTGCTGAACGAACACGACTGGCCAAAGAAGCATATCGACGCCCAACTCGCGCACAAGGTCGAAGGCGTCGCAGGCGTCTATAACAAGGCTCAGTACCTTGAGCAGCGCCGGGTGATGATGCAGTGGTATGTCGACTATCTGGATGCTCTGGCAGCCGGTACTGCCAAGCAACTCAGTCGGAGGCCCTGAACAGGCCCTTGCCCTGCTCAGCCAGCGCGCCGAAACTGGGCTTAGGTTTTTGGGAGATACCCATGCTTCAAGTCTGGATTGGCGCCATCCTGCTGGTGCTCGGCATGTTCATGCTGCTGGCAAACCCTGTTGCCGGCGGCGTGCTGATCGGCATCGGCTACCTGCTTTACAAGAACACCAGCAAGGCCACGCGCGCCGCGGCCGAGTCCACGTTCTGGGGCATATGCTTGCTGTGCGGTACAGTTGTGGGTGTTGCAGCCATCATCGGATATTGATCCGTCATTGGAGTCCAAATGAAGACGTCTACGCTAATTGCCATCCTGCAAGAAAAGCTGATCACTCACGGTGATATCGACGCTGAAGTGACATGGGAAGGCATCAGCAGGCCGATATATGCTGAAAGCATTTACAAGACCAAGGACAACAGACTGTTCATTGATGGCGAAGGCGTCGACCTATTCCACTACAAGGAACGGTTTGCCGAAGACCCAGCAGAGAGTACTTCAGTGGACGCTCCTCGCGTGCCGCAGGAAGATGAATAGCTGCTGCGGCAAGCCCATCCTTGGCCTTGCCTGATCAGAAGTCCCCGCCCGCCAGCTTCACGATCCTTTCCGCAATCTGATTCGACTGACGCTGCAGCGCATCCAGGCGCTGCCGCTTCTGCTCTGGCGTCATGCGGGTGTCGCGATATACCGCATCCATCTGGTTGCGCACGTTGCCCAGTTGCTTGCGAGCGAAGCCCAGCGCCGGCCGGTGGCGCAACTTCTCGCGGTTCGCCGCCATCAGTTGCTCGGCCGCGTCGACGCGCCCCTCCTCCCGATAGGACTTGATCGTGCGATTGAGCTGGTCGGCCTCGCGCATCATGTCGTAGAACTCAGACTGGTACTTGGTGCTGCGCGGCGAATCGCCCTGGTACAAGACTTTCAGGATCGGGATATCGCCGCTGCGGCTGGCCGGGCGCTCGGCATCGCTGAAGGTGTTGGCCACCAGGCTCGACATATCCAGCACGTACTGGCCTAGGGTGCCGGTGTAGGCGGCGATCAGGTGGTCGACCTGCTTGGGCGACAGCCCTGCGATCGGCCCGGTAACCTGGCCCAGCACGCGGCCAATGGCGCTAGTGCGCTCGTCATACCGTGCCTCCGGCAGTTTCCCCTCGTCGCTCATATCCTCGATCGGCGAGTCGCGGAAAAAGTTGCGGTTGGCCTGCAGTTCCCGGATTGGCTGGTAGAACTGCGGTACCGGGTTGAATGCCAAGGTCTGGAACACGCCTTGCGATACCGCCTTGGCCAGGTCGCCGCCATCCTGGGTACCAGTGAGCGCGTGCAGGATTCGCTCTGGCACGGTACCGAAGATCAAGCCCAGTTCGAACGGCTTGGGAATGCGGAAATGCTCGTCGCCTAGGAAGATATGCCAGTGCATGTCTTTATCCCAGTCCATCAGTGCCTGGTAACGCTCGTCATCGTCGTTCAGGCCAGCCAGCATCAGCGAGAACAGCGCGATATAGCCGCCCTTCATGGCCACTTCCTTGGCCAGTAGGGTCTTGTCGCCCTTCACCGCACGACCGAGCTTGTACAAGCCCTGCAGGCGCGCGTTCAGGAACGGCACCACATCGGTAAACCACTGCGCCGCGGCGAAGTTGCCGCGCAGGCTGTAGTCCATCAGATCCTTGGCTTCGTAGGATGCCTGCCGGCGAGACTTGCCGGCCTCGATCGCGGCCTTGTAGGTGCTCAGACGGTTGGCGTTCTCGACCTTGTCGCCCAGTTCCCGATACTTCTGCCAGCCCTTGCCGATCATGGCCGCGGCTTTTGCTGGGGTGTTCACCAGGCTGCCCAAGTAGGCCTCCTGCTGCGTGCGGGTGAAGCCCTTCTTCTCCAGCGCGCGGCGGATGATCTGCGCCGAGGCCTCTGGATCTGCCCCGTGCACATAGCCACCCTGGAAGCTGCCGCCGGCAAACATCAGGTCGCGGTAATCCTGATCCTCGCGCAGAGCGTCGCGCATGCCCTTGAGCGAGTCCTTGCCCAGCGTGAAGCCGTCTTTGTTGATTACCCAGGCATGCGCGGCGTCACGGATGAAGTTGCGCAGGATGAAGTCAGGCGATGCCGTTACGCCGGTGGTGAGAATCCGCTTGAAGGTCCGCCCGATCTTGGTGATCGGGTCATTGAACACGCTGCCTTCCATGAACTTCAGGCCGCGCAGCAGGCTCTCGTCGTTCACGCGGTAGTACTCGCTCTTGCCGTCGCGCTGCACCCGCACGATATCGGGGTCAGTCGGCGCAACGCGGGTCCACAGCTTCTCGAAGCCCTCGCTTTCAGGCTTCATCAGTTGGTTCACCACCTTGATGACGTTGGAGCCGGCCGGCAGGTCCAGCAGATCAGCGGCCAGCGCCAGGGCCTTGCGATCCTTGCGGATCTGCTGGGCGATCTGATCACGGCTGATCAGCACCTGCTGCCAGCGCGGGCTCTCGTCGGTCAGGAAGTCGCTGCCCTGCAGGTTATCCACCACCTCGAGCAACGCCTTGTTCTTCATCGAGGCGTCGATGCGCTTGGTCCATCCGGCCAGCATGTTGGACAGCAGGTCGTTGGTTGGCAGGTTGCCACCCTTCAGCGCCTTGATGGCAGCGGTCTGGTGCGACAGGCCGCGCTTCGACCGCGGTGCAGTGAAGATGCCTTCGCTTTCGTCCTGGCGGTAGAACGGCACGTAGTAGTCCGTCAGCCACTTCGCCCTGGCGTCCTGATCGATCAGGCCGGCTTCTTGCGCCAGGTCGAGAACAGCCTCGTTCACCTGTGCATATTCGCGATACACCTTCTCGAAGAGCTCTTCCTTGCCCTGCCCCATTGCCACCAGCTCGGCAATCTCGGTATCGGTCAGGTTGTTCTCACGCCCCTGAGCCTTCAGCAACTGAGCGCGCTTGCCGCCGAGCCAAGCGAGCCATGGCGTCAGGTTGTCCGCGCCGAGGTCACCCAGGATATCAAGCACGCCGCGGGTACCGGCCTTGCCAGACACGATACCGTCGCGCCATTCCGGCGCCGCGTAGTGCAGCACGCCATGCATCACGTCGGCGATACCACTGGCCAGGCGGGCCGACACATACCCCTGCTGGTTTGCATCGGTGACGCCTACCGCCTCTTCAGCGCGACGGATGCCGGCCAGGCCGTCGAAAATCCCCTCTTCCGATCGCACGGACCATTCCTTGAGCTTCGCCTGCAGGCCGCCCAAGGTGACGTTGCGCACCTGATCCAGCAGGTTCTGCGCCTCGCTGCCCGCCAGCCCCAGCTTGCGCAGCGCTTCGGTGTCGCGCTGGCTGGCACGGGAATAGCGAATATCAGGATCGATCTCGTCGAATGCCCCGGTGTTGTTCGTGGCCGACTTCACCTGGTTGTTGTAGAACGCCACCCAGGTACCGGTATTCGCAAGCTGGATGCCGTCATAACCCTCGGCTTCAAGCCGCTGCCGCATAGCGATCGCCTTCTCGAAGGAATCCAGGCTCTGCGATTCCGCCACGCTCATGCGGTACGGGTTCTTGATCGATGCGAACAGCGGCATAACGTTGGTCAGCCCTGGCATGCCGTCGGTTGCTTTCTCTGCGTAGGCTTTCGCCAGGGTGCCGTCATTGGTGAGGAACACACCAAGCGGTGCCGTGGTGTGGCCGGTGCTGCGGCCCGGCCGGCTCTGGTCAAAGATGGTGAACTGTTCGGCGGTGCCGTGGTACAGCACCAGTGGCTCGCCGTTGCCGTCCGTCACCTTAGAGACGGTATCGGGATTGACGCGATTCAGCGCCCGGCGTACAAAGTCCCCTGGAGCCTTGGTATTGGCCGGTGTCGACCTCTGACCTTCACGGGTCATCTCGCGCGGAGAGACTGCCAAGGCTTCTTCTTTTCTATCGAGCGTCACAAGATTGTGCAGTCGGCGCCCGTTATTGTCCTCGCGGACATTGAACACCACATACAGCGGCACCCCGTCGACAGATACGGGCATGATCAGCTTGTGGTGCGCCATCCCTTCCCGACCTTTGCTATCGAAGTCCCAGCGCGAATACTCCGCATGGCGAATTGCGTCCTGCACCTTGGCCAGGACCGTATGTTTCGCCGGGTCTGCTGAAGTCGACACTGCTTTCTTGGCGCCGTTGTTGTTCAACCTGACCTCGCCAAGCACGTCATGCTGCAGGGTTTCACCAGACGCAACAAACCCGCGCAGCAACTCCAGCACCTTGGCCTGACGCTCCTTGATACCCAGCCCCTTCCAGGCTTCTGGTGTTTTCAGGCGAAGCGGCTTCGATTCGTCCAGCCGCTGCTCAACCGCCAGTGCCTGCCAGTCACCGAACCACCGGTCGAAAGATTCGCTGCGCACTTGGTGCCACTGCTTCTGATTGAGCTTCGACGGCTTGCCGTTCGGTGCCAGCAAGCGCCCCTGCTCGTCGGCGATTTCTGGACCACGACCGGAGCGCCCATCGCGCGAGAACGCCTCCCGAGCACCAGCCCGGCGCCTGCCGTTCTCGATATAGGCCCGAGCATTGGCCAACAGACCCTGAATATCGCCCTCGGTCCAACGCATGTTGAAGCCGATAGATCGCAGCGCGTTGCGCATCGCGGTCACCAAGCGCGGCCAGAACGCTTGCTGCTGGATGGTACCGGCGCCAGCCATATCGGCCAGCACTTCCTCCATGGCCACGGCCGGCTCATACCCATGCCGACGCACGAACTGATCGGCCTGGGCTTTTAGCTCTGGATTGCCGTTGTAGATACTCATCAGTAGAGGCTTTAGCCGAGCGCCGTACGCTCCCTGCATACCAGCATGACCAAGCACTTCATGCTGTAACACGAACGCCGCGTGCTTCACGTCACGCAGGTTGTCGGCCACTAGATAAACCGTGCCGTCGCTCAGGGTGCCCTCGATATCAAAGGCGCCATCACGCTCGACAGTACGACGCTGGCGATCCGGCAGATCCTTGATCGACTGCACCACCTTCACATCTGGCGCATTCTGCCAGGCCCCGGTCAGGCGCTTGAGTTGCATGCGCAGTTGGCCAGCGCGGGCGCCCTGGCCCTGCTCTGGAGAGCGTCGGTAGCTGTTGCGCGAGTACATGACCACCGCACCGTCATCATCAACGCGGGTTTGCACGGTCGAAAACAGCTTGTCGAAAGCATCGCTTACCGGCCCCTGCTCGTCCGGGGTCAGATACGGGTACCGATCAGCAGAACGGACGAACTGCTCCAGGGTCCGGACGTTCGCCAAGTAGTCGTTGCGATAGCCCTGGTCTGCCAGCCTGGCAATGACGTAGGTTTCAAATGCCCGGGCGCCGCGCTCGATGATCTGCGACCAGTATGCATCCGGCGACTTGTCCAGATTGGCAGACCGGCGCGCCATGGGCGACTGATCCAGCACGTCGACCAGTTCAGCGAAAGCACGCTCTACCTCTGGCCGCACACCCGTAGGATGACGTGGATCGACCTGCCAGTTATCCGGGTTGAAGTACTCGGCATCTGGGTTCTGCTCGCGGTAGCGCTGCAGTTTGGCCAGGGACATAGGCGAACTACGTTGCGTCTTGTGGACGTACAGCGGTTCCGGCCGGTAAGTGATGAAGTTGTTATTGCGGTACGCCTGCTGGGCATTGGCGCCCCGCTCCATCGGCACCTCACCGCCACGCTGGCGAGCAAAGTAGTTATCAAGCGCATGGAACCATTCATGCGCAAGCGATCCTGCCCCGCGCGTCTTGGTCATGTTGATGACTATATTGCTCGGCTCGAAATGAGCGCTGGCACGGCCACGCCCACGCGAACCGAAGCCGATGCCGAGGCGCCCGCCGAGGCTCAAGGCTTTGGGCGGCACGCCGACCACATCGGCCAGATCCATGAACGAATCGTAGGCTTGGTTCAGCAGGCCCTGCCGATCAGCACCACCGGCACCTTGCGCAACCCAGTTGCCGAACTCGACGCCACGGAAGCCGAACACTTCAAGGAACTGCTCAGGCGTGATATCGGCGCCGTTCCGGTAATTGCGCCCGGTACGCTCGTCGTTGGTATCGCGGCGCATGTCGGCCTTGGTGACGTTGTCGCGGTTCTTTACGGCATCCCAGGCCGTGACCAGCTCACCGTGCTGGTCCGATAGAAAAGCGCGCGCTGCCTTCACATCGCTGAAGGTCTTTAGACGCCGCAGTTCTTTGTCCCCATCCTTTGAAATGAACACCTCGCCAGAACTGCGATCGGTGTAGATGGAGAACTTCATGCGCGACTCTGGAGCCGAACCCAGATTGATCGCAGAGCGGATATCGGAGAGAGCATCGGCGACGCTATTCTTTCCGAAGAAGTGTTTCCTGCTGCCGTCGATCTCTACCTCGACCCACGAACCGGGCACCATTGTCCCGCCATCGTTGTACTTGCCGCTGGCAACACTTACCCGGCCTATACGCCCCCACTGACCGCGATCAATACCCATCAGAAGTTCGATCTTGTCGGCGATCGGTCGCAAGCCAGGGCTGAACTCGCGCATTTTCGGAACAGTCGCATCAGCACCGATGTCAGCCAGCGTCTTCAGGATCTCGCGCGCGGCCTTCACCTTGTCGACCCAGACGCGCACCTTGTAAGGTACGCGCGGCTTGGCAGGGATCATCTCGCGCACGACCTGATACGACGCAGCGTGAAACAGATCCTCGATGCGATTGATCTCGTCCTTCGGCCAAAGCTGGCTCAGGGTGCTGTTGGCGATAGCGGCATCATCCATGCTGTCCAGACGCTCGCGCACCCCGCGCAGCTCGTCCTTCCTGGCGCCGCCCAGCTTCTCGCCGGCATCCTCTACGATTTTTGGCTGACGGCTTGCCGTCGCGGTAGGCTCTGGGCGCGCCCGCTCTTCACTGACAACACCGTACTCTTCCCGCAGCGCTTCCCAGGCCTGGCGGTTCACGCCTTCCGGGCTGTCGCTGTTCAGGTCGTTGTACTGCTCGAAGGTGATGCCGGCCGAGGCGCGATCAACGTCCGCCTCGTACTGGTCCTGCAGGCGCTGGATGGCCTGGTCGTAACCTGGCGATCCTTTCTTGATGCCGGCGGCCTTGGCCTGGCGGTCGATATAGCGCTTGCGCGGGGTCGCCAGGATCTCGGGCAGAGCCGGCGCCAGATCGGTCGCTTGAGCGGGTACCGCCTGTTCACTGGCCGCTGGTTGATCAGCAGCAGGCTGCTCGCTCAGTGCACGCTGTCCGTCTGCCCCTTGAGTTGCAGCAGGAACACCAGATCGATCAGTTCCTGCCGATCGCCCGGCAGCGGCAGGCCGTTCAGCCACAACTGGCTCTCGCGCCACGTTATCTGCCGCATCTGGCACAGCAGGCGTATCGCCTGCGGCTCGGTCATCAACAGGCCCTGGCCGACTATCAGCACCTTGCACCTCCTGAGACGCCTGATCAGTGAACGAACTGGGGAACTCACGCGCCAGCGGCAGCAGATCGGCCATCGGCGCATTGAGACGGATAACCTTCACATCGCCGCCGGTCTCGCGTTGCGCCAGCCATTGGTGGTGGCCATCGAGAACATAGCCGTCGCCAGATACCAGAATGGAGCGCTCGGTACCTTCCCGAGCAGCAGCGCGCCCTACCCGTTCCGGACTGAACTCGGCTTGCGTCGGGCGCAGGCTGCGAGCCGGCACGGTCTGTTCCTCATGCGTAACGCCGCGGGCGTTCATGAAATTGACCATGGCCCCGCGATGGTCAGCGCGAATCTGCGGCATGTCCGCGCGCGGCACGCCAAGGCTGCCGGACTGTTGGTTGAATCCGACCCAGCCACTACCGAGGTCGTCACCCTGCAGGTCACGCGCGAAAGTCACGCCGCTGTCACGGCCATTGTCACGTGACACGTCCGTGACAGGTCGCCGCGCTGCCGGCGCCTGCCGCTCCATGCCAGGCCCGCCGATGGGGCGAACCTGGGCGCGCGGCTCAACGAATGGCGCAGTCGCACCACGCTGCGCATTACCCTGGCTGTCCACCACCATGGTGCCTGGCGCGGGCAAGCCAAGCGGCGCAGGCGGCGGTACCGGCTCACGCGGCACAGCAACCGCCCATCCACCCTCATGCGGGACGATGATCGGGCTTTCGCCCTCGCGCTGCAGTTGGTTGAACAATCCCAGCAGGCGCACGTCTCGCTCGCCACGGAATGGGCGCCCGTTCTTCTGCACGCGAATATCGAAGTTCGGATCGCCAGCCACTGGAGTGGGCTGCACCTGCTCGACAGGCATAGGCCCGGTATCCGACTCAACCGTCGGCAGCGGTAGCGGCTGCTCGACCTGCTCGACCGACTGCGGGCCGGTGTCCGATTCCACAGTTGCCAGCGGCGGCTGCTCCGGCAGTTCGTCTACCTGCGGCACCAGTTCATCCAGGCCGCGAGGATCTTGCGGGTCGAAACCCTGCTCGGCCCAGGTATCCAACTGCCGCTTGGCGGCATCCAGCGCCTGGGCCTCTGGCACTTCCACCATCGTCTGCAGATCACGGTCGTAGCGGTAGAAGCGCAGATTGCCGTTCTCGTCCAGATCAGCCGGGAACAGCTCCTGAGCGATCGCCAGTTGCTGGCTGATCGGCTCGTATCGACCTCCCGGCTGCGTATCGGGCGCACCGCTGAGCATGGATTGACGCACAGCATCCTGCACCGGGGTCTGGCTTCCAGTCGGCGCGCCGTCGACGGCAGTTACGGCAGCGGCAGACAGCGGGCCAGCAGCAGGGTCCAGCCCCATCTGCTCAGACGGTCGGCGTGCAACGTTGACCGCACCGCCGATCGCAGATCCTGCCAGCGTGCCTTCCACTGCAGCACGCGGCACGCCCTCCATCAATGGCTTCTGCTCGGCCCAGTTCTGCAGCATCTGCTCTTGAACGGACTGCGGCAGCTCTTCCAGCACGCCCTCGGTCAGCGCGCCGCCAGCAACGCGACGAGCCAGCCCGGGCGATTTGCCTGCCACCTGGCCGACACCGCCAGCCAGCGCGCTCTCCACGTCGATCAGGCCAGCACGCTGTGCAAGGCGCGCACCAAAGCCACTCAGGGCAGCACCAGCCACACCAGCACCAGCAGACGCCAGGGCGGCGCGCCGCGGGTCGACCTCGCGATCAATCTGATCCATGGTGCCGCCGGCGATCACAGCACCCTCACCACCAGCACCGGCCGCGATAGCCTGCCGCGCGGCCTGGCCAGCGGTCGCCGGGCTGGCGATCAGCCCAGCAGCGCGCCCACCTACCAGCGCACCACGGCCGATAGCGCCACCCGCCAGCATCTGCGGCAGCGACTCAGCCACCAGGCCTGCAACATTGCCAGGATTGCTCGCGTAGGCACCCGCGATATCCAGCGCATCGCCCTCTTCCCAGGCCTGCTCAATCTCAGCAGTACCTTGCTGGCGTTGTGGGCTGTATTCCTGCTGAGCCTCTTCCTGCCACTTGCTGGGCTGGAAGCCAGTCGCCTCACCGATCTTGTCAGCCGTCTCGTCGACAACACGGCGGCCAGTGAGCGCGCCGACACCCACATCAGCCAGACCAGTGACCACACCGGGCAACTGCTGCACGCCGCGTTTTAGGTCGGTACCCAGGTCGCCGAGAAGAGAAGCGTTCTGTTTCCTACCAGTTTCAGAGCGGAGGTCAAACTCATCCAGCAGATTTGACTTGTTGGTTGTTACTTCCTGCCCCTGCGATCCACCGTCGCGCAGACCAAATTCGTCAAGAAGATTTGCCATTCCGCTCTCCAAAAGAAAACCCGCCGTAGCGGGTTGAGTCTCTTGGTCGGTAGCACGAAACGCTAACCCTACAGGGGGTTAGCCCTTGGCAATAAGGCTCACTGCTGTCCGATCGTTGTGGAAGTCCTACCATTGCGAATGGTTGTAGATCTACTGCCATCACTTCCGAAGCAGTTCGTATAGTCACCATTGCTAAGACAATTGGTGACTACCCTCTTTCTACTTGGCTCGGGTTCCTGAATCCCATTTTCGGCGTTGATCCGCTTTCTCTCCAGGCGCTCCCTTATAATTTCGTCAGTGGTCAGCTGCCTGCTACTGTCTTTCACAACGGTAACCTTTGTTCCAGCACCACCTCCAGATTGCGCGCTATTGCCGCGCATGATTTCCGCTGCTCGTAGATTTCTCTCAACCACCGACGAACTACTTTCTGGCTCTACTGTTCGCTGCACCTCTCCCAGGTACTGGGACTCACCACCGCCAGGTGGGCATGGCACCTGAGAAAAAGCGATCGCACCATCAGGTCCGACACATTTGAATATCTGAGCGTTCGCCACCGATGCAAACATAACCGCCAAGATAAAAATGTAGATTTTCACGATGCCACCTCCATGCAGTAGCGCAACGCTACCACCAGCGTGGTCGCCAGTCATCTGAACAGCAAACTACTCGACACACGGCGCTATTGACCAACCGATATCCCTTTACCACGCAGAAGCTCAATCACCCGCTCTGGACTGATACCCTCGTCTCTGGCGGTCTGCTCAACTTCTGCTCGCGATACCTCACGCCTGGCACCCTGAGTTTGCTGCGAAGCATTAACCGGCTGACCGGTAGTCACGTCGATAACCTGCTTGCCAACGATCGGTCGTCCCATTTCGTCACGATCAAGAATGACGTCCTGCGTGATATAGCGGTCCTTCGCCTGGGTCGCCAAGACGTTGTAAGCCTGGCGGGCGACATTACGCTGCTCTTCGCTGATGTTCGTGTCAGAGATCTGCGCGCGCAGTTGCTCGAGGCGCTGGCGATCCTGCATGCCCAGGTCACCCTCGGCAATCTGCTGCTGCAGGCGCTGCTGGTTGAGCTGTTCGGTGCCCATTCGCTGGGTCGTGGCGGCACGCTCCACGGCCGAGTTGGCGGCGCCCTGCTGGGTCTGCTGCCGCTGCCCTTCCGTCTGAGCCTGTCGCGCATCGAGGCGAGCATTCTGCAGGTCGGCCAGGGTTGGCGAGCGGGAACTGTCGCGCACTACGGTAACCCGACCGCCACCTTCGCCGATTTCGCCACGTCGACTGGCCTGGATCATCTGCGCACGCTCTTGGTTGGCGCGCTCGAAGCGATCGATGGCCATCTGTGCGTCACCGGGAGCACCTACGGAAAGGCCACCACCAACGCCATCGCCAACACGGTTCATACCGCCAGCAGGCATCGTCCTGGCACCAGCTGCTGCCGCGTTGTCGTTCGTGAACTCAGGGGTGCCATCGGCACCGGTACGCATGGCGATGCCGTTGCCTGCCTGGGTGTAGCCGTTTCCGGCTGGCGATACAAACTCTGGTGCATCAGCGCTTGGCGCCGATGCTTCAGGCATCATGGCAGCAGACTCTCGCGCCATAGCCTGGATACGCTCAGGCGTCATCCCGGTGGTTGCAGTTGGTGCTGGCGAAGCGGCAGGCGCTGCGCCTGCGCCGTCACGCGGCTGCACGCCGAGGGCTTCACGACCAGCAGCACGCAGACCTTCGGTGGCGCCGCTGATACGATCCAAACCTTGCTGCACGCCGCCGACCGCCTCGTCGCGATATCGCGCTGCACCACCAGGTAGCGTCGACGGGTCGCCACCAACCGCATATGCAGCTACATTGCGCAGCGCATCCCGGCCAGCAGCGATCGGAACCTGAGCTGCGCCGGCCACGGCCTGACCGATGCCGGCCGGAACATCCAGCAGGCCCCGAACTCCCGGCATACCGAGACGCGGCGCGTCCTGTTCAGTAGTCGTCGTGGTGGTGCTTCGCGGCATGCCCAGCCCCGGCTGCTGAGTGGCAGCAGACTGCTGGCCAGGGCGCGGCATCCCGAAGCCGCCGGCGCGCGGCTCAGCCTGCGCCGGAGTCGCCTGAGCGTTGTTACCCGGTACGCCGAGGCGTGGCGCATTCTGCTGCGCAAGCGTCGTGGCACCAGGTCTCGGCAGGCCAAGGCCTGGGGTATTGGTGATATCGAACGAGGTCTGGCGCGGATTGCGCTCATCGTCAACCAACCCACCATCCACGAAGAACTGGCGCGGGCCGTCGGCTTGCTGCCCTTTCGCAGCAGCCATCACCGCCTTGGTGAGCCCGAAGCCCTTCTGCTGGTGAGTGGCGTTCTTCAGTTGGTCGAGCACCACAGCGCCAAGCGCATGCACGTCCTGGGGCGGCATTTCGTACTCGCCATTACTGACGGCCACCGGCACCTGCTTGCCAGGCATACCGAGCCGCGGCTGTTCCCTATCCGGCGCACTCTGGCTATTACGCCCAGGCATTCCCAGCCCGAGCTGAGCCGTGGTGTCGGCCGGCAGGATGTAAGTTCCTTCCGGAACGTCTTTCTTGATCGAATCGGACGTGCCAGTGCCAGGCCCTTCGATCAATCCGCCATTGGCGGCATGCTTGCGCTTGGGAAGCCCGTACATTGCCTATCTCCCATGAAATTACGGAAATCTTTGCACCACCCTAGCGGCACCCCAAACCCTATAGGGGGTCAGATGATTTCCATCGCCGACCTGAATGCTGTCCAAAAACCAGCCGGCGGCGGCACAACACCACCCGCGCCAGCAACAAGAAGCGCGCCCATCACCAGATCAGCGCCAGGCAGTTGCGCAGCAATGAAAGACGCTGAATCCGGCCCTTGCTCAATCGCAGCAGAGGGAGCCCAGTGCACACCCTGCACTAGTGGGGAGGGGATGAAATCTGGCTCGTAATCAGCCGTGAAAGTAACCATCAACGGCAGTTCGCCCGACGCGACGTAGACGGTACCGCTCGACTGATCAGCCCCTGTCTCTGTCACGCCCTCGACAACAACCAACCCGTCGAAGCTAGCCGAGGCAATAACCCCTGGATACAGACGCGCCAACGCTGGAAACGCATCGCAGCGCGAAGGGTCAAACACTGACCATCCCCCAGAAGTCTGGCTTTCCCAGTTCCACCAGCTGGCGTAGTCACGGTTAACCGTCTCAGAACTGGCCGATATCTCAGACAGGTTTATCGGAGAGAAGACCTGAACATACCCAGTTGCCATTATGTGAAATCCTCTGCGCGAACCAGCCTGCATTCCCCGTTGGCGTAGTACACCAATCCGTTTGGCATGTTCTTAAACGAGAGGTCTTGCGGCTGCATGGCCTCATCAAACTGAAGCGCCCGGTACTGGCGCACCACCCCTTCAGCCGACACAAGAAAATACGTCCGCACAACGACGCCAGTGCTCGACTCTTCACCGTAGAAGACCATGTTGTCGCCCGTGCTACCCAAATTGCCAAAGTCGTAGTACTCCGAAAGCATGGCCATGGTGAACCGGTGAATCTCCACCGCGGCAGCCGGCGGCGTGTCCTTGTCCGCGCTCGGCACGCATCGCATGACCCTCAGATCATTACCATCCCAACTGCTGACCAGCACCACATCGCCCACCAAAACACCAACGGTGTCGGACTCTGCAGCTACGCGGCGCAGCACTTCAGCGCCGCCAGGTGTGTAGGTGTACAAGTAGCAGTACCCAGTGTTGAAGTCTTTTGCCGCCCGATAGAAAACAGCCACCGCGACCTCCTATTCCCTAACTTTCAAAGCTGTGCCGCAGTAATAAGCGCCTGCCGGCGATCCGAAATCGGCCAACATGGACCAGGTCGCGCCAGAGTCAGCACTGATGAATGTTTGCCCACCCTCGACACCAGGCTCTCCAGCAGACCGGCCAAGGCCGCCGAAGGTGATGATCACCGTCGCATGGCGAACGATTACACCGTCATCCACACGCTCGAGCACCGGGCAATCGATCGCTCCAACGAAAAGATTCGTGCGCAACTGCCGCTCCGCAACAACAATGCCTGCGACCGAAACTACATTCAGGCTGCTGTCGTAGACCATGACAACCAGATCGCCAAGACTGTTGAACACGCCTGGGCTTATCTCGATCTGGTCAGTAGCAGGAAACAGGTACTTGCCGTTCCCTATGTAGCGGACGCAGGAGAAACGGCTTTCCACGATGTTCCGGCAGTACCTTTGCGGTACCAGCTCACTGAGCACCACCACCGCGCCAGCAGACGTCAGCGCGACGATATCGATGCTGGTTTCGGTGGTACGTGCGCCTGCGCTGTAGTCCACGTCGCTGGAGAAAAAGACGGCGTAGGCTGTTTCACCGTCCGTATCGATTCCTATCGGAAACGAGAAGTCATGAGACTGCCCGTCAGTCGGATCAATCATCGCCGCCACAGGTCCGGAGATCAGATCCTTCGTCAGCCCGCCTTCGCTCCAGCGATATGCATACACGGCATTGAACGGGGCGAAACCTTCATCTACTGCGGCATAGTTGAGGTGCAGGACAACAGCGATCACCATCCCTGAATCAAGCCGAGCCAGCATCGCTGGGTACAGGGTGTTTGACGAATACACATCATCAACAGGATCCAGCACCGGAACCATAAGCGGCTCTGAGCCGAGCCGAGTGTCATCCAGGGAGAACCACGGCAGATCAAGGTACGGCCCGGCCGACACTGGTTGAATCCCCCTTACCACCCCGAACCATAGCCCCTTCGCGCCGTACCTATCATCATCGTTTCGCATCTCTGCAACGGCATGGATCACCAGCAGCGTATCGAAATAGGCCTGCCCTTCATCATCGACGCCCGTGCTCAGCTGTATCGCGCGCGCCCACGGCTGCTGCGCAGCACTGAATACCGTTGCAGCAGAACTACCAGGGTCGTATGCCGGCGGCGCAATACGCTTGCAGAACGGCAACGCTCCGGCTGTATCCCATAGCGCGCTATCAGAAACAGCGATCGACCAAGTATCCGATGGCACCTCATGGTCAGATACTTCCCAGCCATCACCACCCACGCTGTATCGAGCACGCGCGATAGCCGGCGAGTAGAGATTCAGCAGGTAGACAATGTTGCTATCTCCACGCCCCACGAATGCATATGGGTTCACCACGTAGGGACCAGGCATATAGAGCGGCACGGTCAGTTCCACGACGCCGATTCCCTGCCGCACCGAAAGCGACGGTTGAATGCGACTCTCGATAACGCTCACGGCTGGCGCCAACGTGCCGCCGAGCACCACGGGTAATGGCGGGCATCCGGCATGGTCAGGAAACAGGCTCGCCGGCCCGCGGTTCCATGCGCGCGCTATATCGTCCCTACCGCCAGGCAGATCGATCAGTGGGCAATGCGCAGGCTCGTATCCAGATCCAGGCCCGCCGACCAGAGCCCTGCCCGGCACAGCCACAGTTCCAGGGGTGTCGATCAAGTAGACTGTCGCTCTGTTGCCGACCCGCGACGCCTTCATGATGTAGCCGTCGACGATCCTCGATCGCGTGATGTTCATAGCCCCTGGCAATGACCTGGCAAAACGCACAGCCCCATCCTGTAGCCACGCGGCCGAGGCCGCAAGCAGCTTCACCGTGACGCCAAGCCGGAAATTCACTGTCACGCACCGCCGCTAATGATATTGGCATTCAACGTCGACGCGGCGCTTGCTGCCGACGATGCGACATCTCCATATGCCCGCACGGCCTGGCCAAGCGCGTTGTTGCGGGTATCGCTTGCCACAGCACCGACGGCAATACGGGATTTATCCAGTTGCCCATTCATCCGCAGGTTTGCCGCCTGCAGACGCAGTTCCTCGAAGCCGAGTTGCACACGCCAGTACGACGAAAGCGAATCTTGGAACGTCGCATAGGCCTGCGTCCTGATCCTGCTGGCCTCCAGATCCTTGTTCGGCAGTTCGATCCACTGCCGATAGAAGTCGGCCATCGCCTGCAGCACACCGATCTTCAGGTTCAAAGCCTGCTGCTGGGCAAACTTCAGCAGATCGAGCTTGATCTCTGCGTCGCGCACAGTCTGCGCACGGTTGACCTCACCAATCGCATCACTGGCCCGCTCTTCCGCCCGGGCAATTGCCTTCAGCATGGCACCTGGCGGCGAGCTGAATCCGCTCGCGGAAAACTCCGAGCGAATCTGCTCGACGGCGCTGTTGCGAACTCGATACTCACGATCCCGACTGTCGTGCCAGACCGCCTCGAATACTTCCTTGTTCAACCCGAACGGCTTCTGCCCGGTGATGATTCCAACCAACCACTCTTCCGGCGCATAGCGCAGTGCTCCCTGCAACTCAGGAAAATACTTGTCCAGCCACTGCTCACTTTCCGAGTTCAGGAACTGGATCGTTGCACTGCTGTTGTCCGGAGAAAGAAGATCCCCGAGGCTGGTTGGCGCCGGCATGTTCACCGTCTTCCCGGTGAACACCAGGTTTCCGCCAGAAACTTGCGGCAGATATGTCGCTATCCGGCTTTCTGCAGCTCTGGCATTGCTAAGTGCAGTATTCGCGAAAGCGAACAGCTCGGCGATGTTGTCGTCTATACCGGCCATGCTATCCCCTCCTGCCATAGCCACGGCGCTGGGTCACGCCAACTTCGAGTTCCACACTGTCTACCGTCGCAAAAGTGGCGTCAGCCAACTCAAGCCGCACATTCCACGTCCGCCCAGCAACACCCTTTGCAAGCTCCGAGCGCTTCTGCGCGCTGTCGCCAATCATCCGATAAACCCGCTCCGGCCCATCATCAGCGCACAGTCTCAGGTAGCACTCGCCATCGGTACGCACCCCAACGAAAGCCATGGCCATGCGCTTCAGGTGAGCATCGCCATAGTCGGATGCGCCGAAGTCAACCAGAGCACTGATCACTTCTTCGCTTTCACCGCCCAGGCGGTACAGCCCATCCTTGCGCCAGGCATATGCTTGGCCATCGTCATAGGTGAAACCGAGAAAATCGAAGTCGCGATAGGTGGTCAGCGCGCCGGTCATGAAATTGACCGCGTACTGCAGGGCCTGCTGGTGAGCAGCAAAGGATCTGGACAGCACCGCAACGCGCTCCATGGCGATCATTTCTATGATCGAGCCAATCTGCGCGTCATCAGCAAACGAAATGCCGTCCTCGGCAGCCATCTCGAGGACGATGATCATGTCCGCACTGCCGGCAGCTTCGAGCGAATCCAGAGCTACCAACAGCAGCGCGCTCTCAAGCACGTGTAGTTCGGTCGCGATTATGGCGTCGCTGCCGTCGTATACCCCTGCATCCAGATACGGTACCTGGGTATACATGACGGGTATGCACGGCATCGATACCGCCACCAGATTGAATGGCTGCTCACCGATGGCAGATCGAACCGGAAGCTCTGCGGAAAAACGCAGCGCCTCTCCCTGAGCGCCAACAGCGCTACACAGGACCGGCGGTGTCAGCCCAATGAAACTGGTCAGGAGTTCTTCGACACTTCCCAGCCTCGCGCTGAGCGATATTGCCGGTAGTTCCGACTTCACCCACTGCGCACTCGACTCAGTTCCGATAGCAGCGATCAGCCCTGGCAGTTCAGCCTCGAAGCGAATCGACCCAGTCACTGCAACCGCCGTTGCCTCCAGCCTGATACGAGGCATACGGATATCGACTGCCGTGTAGTCGGCAGTTTCACTGATCGCAGCCACCAGCCTGATAATGTCGCACTCAAACGATATCGGAGATTCGGATGCAGCGATCTCTGGTGAGTCGACATAATCACCAACGCTGTACAGCAATGCCCCGCCGTAAATCTCCCCAGAAGAAGGCACCGCCGATGCGTAGACCTGCGCCCCGTTGACGCTGTAGGTCACGGCGCCGTTAAAACGCTTGACCTCGACAATGGCTTGGGCTGGAAGCGGCTGCGGTCCGTATACCGCAATGCCGCTCTCGACAATGGTGTACTCGTCTCGCCTGGCAACCAGGCTATGCGTCATCGCGCCGATAACAGGCTCGTAGGTTCGACGGCTGAACCCGATCTGCACACCAACCGGCGACGGCGGTAGCATCCCACGAAAGAACCCGATCGCGGGAACCTGGGCCAGGCTGCGAGCGCCTGCGCTCCATCCGGTGTTGTTTCCGTAATCGTAGCGTGACGGTGAGCCAGGCACTGCCGGAATAGCCGGATAGCAGACTTGGTCGCCAACCTTTGTAGGTGTGTAGGGGCTGTAACCGGATTGCCCACTTACGCTTGAGGCACCGGCGGCCAGCTGATTGTAAATCCCACTTGGGATATTCAGTTGCCCGCTCGACGTATAGTTACTGGTTGGCAGCGTCACATATGGCGATACCGCCTTCCCAGATCCACCACTGCTGCCACTGGCGAATGCGAAAGAACGCTGTGTCGAGCCGCCAACGCAGAATGCCGCTCTCCCTGGCACAGGAAGAACGGCCGGCACATAAATCAGCTTCTGCGTCCTGGCCAGACGATTTCCCATTACTGCTCCGGAATGGCGAGCTGGAACAGTTCGAACGAAAGCGGCTGGCCGTTCACCAGTGGCAGCGTGGCAATAAACATGTCACTCCCAAGAACCCCCGCCGAACCTTGGAAGCGAACAGCAGAAGCACTGGCATCACCTGCATCGCCACTCAACACATAGCGAAAGAAGGTAGGAGTACCATCAGCAGCATTGGTACCAACCCAGGTCTCGGCGACGTTCTTCACCAAAATTCCACCGGGCGCAGTCGCCTCGAAGGTGACCGGCGTGCCGCTACCCCCAGCACTGATTTCGTTGAGCAACACGGCACCGCCGAGAGCCGCATCAGCGGATGCTGGAATAGCCCCCGAGTAGATTCGGATTAGGCCACCGTCCAAGGTTTCCTTGAGCGATCCAGTGATTGCAAGCGCCTGGCGCAATCCGGTACTGAGCTTGATCATGATCGTTCTCCTAGATCACGTTGGTGGGAATGTAGGTAAGCCCGCACACCAGCTTGGCTTCGAGCCCAACAGACAGTTGTTTGGCGGTAGAGAAGCGGACAACCGACAGCAGCAGCCCTGAGTTGGCGCCCTTGGTGGGGTTAGAAACGATGAACGAGCCGTAGACAGTGCGGTCGGCGGTCGGCGTGAAGACGGCTTTGGCATCGACGTTGTCGTAAGTACCAGCACCGTTGTAGCTACGCTGCCAGATCGGTCGAGTGGCTTCGCTGTACTCAACGAACTCCCCCATCACCGCAGGAATGTCCGCGGCCGAGGTATTCGCGTCGGCGAGGAAGTTGTTTCGGAACAGGCCGCAGTAGAAGTTCGGTACCGGGGCAACGTCGCCGAACGGGGTCTGAATGAGGAAATCGATACCAGCCTGCGGAATACGGTTGTACTTCACCTCACGGGCAACCAGCAGACCGGTTTCCTTGTCGTAGAGCTCCAGCTCATGGCGAAAGCCCAGTACTTTCAAATGGTCAGAGTGCATCGCCTATCTCCAGATCAGCAAAGTCGCCCGTGGCGAGGTTGTTCGGTTTGGCTTCTCCACGCATGGTGGTCACCACCATCGGAATGCCGTTGTTTTCAAGCACGCCAGCAGCCCCCGAGCACGCAATGTCGGGCGCGTAGGTCTGGCGGTTAGGTAGGGAGATCTCGCCGGCCGAGTTGCCGATCGCCATCCCGTATCGGGTGAACCAAGCAACTCGCTTATCCGGAAGGCGTGCAGCAGACCCGCGCACAGCCTTCAAATCGAGCACAGGCACCTGTCTCGGCGTGCCGGTATCGAGTCCGGTGACAAAGTAGGTGCGGTCAGCAACCACATAGACACCGCCCTCGGTCGGGGCTATGACGGTCGGTGGCTCCGGGTACTGCAAAAACCCTGTGACCGGGTCCATCAGGTGCGGGGTCATCGGAGCCGTGAAAACCACGTAGTTGCCGCACACGCCAACGAGCAGAGAATGGAATGCGGCCAGCATTGAGCAGGCAGGTAACGGCACAAGCCCTGAAGTAGTGAGCCTTGCGGTCTGGTCATCGACTCCAGTAACGGCCATTGCACCGCCAATCAGCGGGCCCTGACTGTATAGAGTCGCGCCGTTGGCAGGGCTGAGGTAGACCCTTAGAGGCCTGGCGTCATCACTGATCACGCGAATGGCCTGCCCTTCCGCGAGCCTGAATATGACAGGCTCGACACCAGACTCTTCGCCGTCGGCGCCGAACGCTGTGACAGCAACCTTGTAGATTCCCGCTGGCAGCGCGCCCGCGATCAACTCAACGTCGAACCCTGGCGCCGGCACCGCCCATGGCTTAACCTCTCTGCCGTCCGTTCGCAAACTGTCGAACGCACCGCTCAGATAGACCTGGCCATTGATGACAGCACCAGCAATGTCACCATCAGCAGCCATGCTGCCAATCACCTGGCTTGAGTCGGAATCGGCGTGGTAGCAGCCGATATCGCCGCCCTCGACGTACACGACCCGCCCCGGCAGCGAGACAGCCAGGCGCATATCGTCAGCAGCGAGCACACGCGCATGGCTCGCACGCATTTCAAGCTGGCCACCCTCGGTAGGGTCGAGGTTCACCAACTCACGCACGAACCCAGCAGGCAGCCGCTCAGGTTTCGCGATGTTGTTCGCGCCCTTGGCCCAGTTGTCGGTGCGGGTAGTTGGGGCTGGCATGCAGCAGACTCAGGTCGGTTTCGATGACCAAAGTCTGCTTTCAAGGTTTAGTCCGGAGCGAACCCTACAGGGGGTCAGGAGGCGCACCCTCACTTCTGTGAGGGCTACGGAATGTCACTGAATACTGACGAGCAATGAGTTTCGCGCAATCAAAGGCCCCGCTTGAAGCAGAAGAAGGCGCGCTGCCTGAATACAACGAGTACTCCGTAATCTGCGAAGTCCTTTATTCCCTGGCTGCTCGCAACTTTCAGCAGTAGACCAAAAGCGCACCCTCACTTCTGTGAGGGTGCGCGCCGTATACTACAAGCACAGCAGTCCGAGAATTAGACCTACAGACGTTGCAGAGTTCTGCATAGAATATCAGCCTAAGAAACAACGCGAAGAGTCATATCGAAGATTTCGACGGTAATCGCAGTAGTTTGTGATGGTCCGGCACCGGTAGCGATGCGCAGACTAAGAACCGTTGTACCCGAGGGCACAACTATTCTGGGCGTACGCAGCACCCAATCGAAAAACTCGCCACTAGCTGGGGCTACTATCTCCCCGGCCTCCCCGCTGGTCCCGGCAAAGTCGCCGACTTCGCAATCCACTGCGTACAATATTCCGCCAGTATGTTCCGCTCGGATATCCAGCTGCAAGGCGCGGGCATTGGTTAGCCCACTGACTCTGACGGTAGCCAGACCCTCCACGGTGGCACCTACCGGGATCGCGACAGCATCTTGCTTGAACACTATCTGGTGTCCGGCCCCGCCCGCAGTACCGGAAATCTGGATGCGGGTGCGATTTTTCGAGTTAGCGTAAGAACCCGGTACAGCCTGACTGGCTACATCACACACTACTGTAAGACCGCTGCCTGTCGCGTCTATGCGAGAGCCGGTAGCTATCTGGCCGGTACCTATGGCCACTGTACCGTCAGAACCAAACATGCACCCATTAGGCAGCAGATTGCCGTTAGGGTTGTTGGTGGCGTGGTAAGCGTTGCCCGCGTCGGTGAAGTTATCTGGCCTGGCCGGTTCCAGTGCAGAAAGCAGCGCACCCAGGCGCCGGCCGAGTATCGACGCGCCGTAAACTCCGGGGTGAATACCATCCGGCAGGCACTTGGCGCGACCGCGACCGCTAGTATCCGTAAAATCGACGAAATCCGGGTTTGCGTCCAGCAGTTCGAAGCCGCGACGACGGAGTGACTCGGCCTGCAAGAAGTTGTTGATGGTCGACGCCTTCTGCCTGTGCGCTGTCGTGTAGGTGGTGGCTGGCCCTCTCGGGTAAATCTTGCCCAGCACGACAAATATACCCGCCTCCTCGAAACGGTCCAGAATCTCGGTGAGGTTGTTGATCGTGTCTGCTACGGCGATGGACTGCGTTACGTCGTTGCCACCGATAGTGCCCACAGCAATGTGTGGTGCAGCGTCGATGACTGTCTGAATACGTGCCAGGAAATCTGCCGTGTTGTCGCCACCTACGCCGAAGTTCCACTCCTGCGGAAAGAAATAGCGTTGTTGGCAGAAGCGTAGAGCCCACGGTAGATATCCGTTGTCCTTTAGTCGCTCACGAGAACTGGAGCTGGAATTATTAGCAGTGACCGAATCACCAAAAACAGCGAGGCGTTTCAGTCCTCGCGGATTCACAACTACGTCTCCCGGTATACCCGGCTCAGGAACGCCGGCTATTTGGCCGAACTTAGTAATGGTCAAATACGCCTGACTAGAGGTGCCAAAGCGATTGTATAGAGTTATCGAGGAGCCTGACGAACTGACGCCCAACCGAATACTTATATTAGAAATCTCTCCTACTGCCTGGAAAACGCACAGAAGGCTTATACCATTCCCAGAAGTAGCGCCAGTAGTTACTCGCGATATAGACATACCCAAGAAGACGCCATCAGCCCACGCAGTAAGTATCACAGACCCTGTCGCGCTTATCTGCATATAGGGGATATCGACATGAACTTGTACTGTCTGACCTACGAACGTATCAGCTGCATGAGTAAATAATAAGTATCCGTCTGTGCTACTCGGTTCTGAAGTGGTATTAGGTATAACATCACTAATAGCCGTAGAACTGGATAAACTAGCACTAATTCGGGCTATCGAGACAAACCCGTCCGTAAGGTCATCCAGCGTAGCTAGCGTTCCATCTTTATCTGGCAGTGTGGTAGTTCGCGGCGCTGTTAACGACGCGGCGCTGATCGTCGCCCGACCTACGCTGAGCGACGTGCGCAAAGTACCTGCTAAGTCACTAAGCCAACGCATAATTAGCTCGGGATCACGTAGGAGACGAGCATGCGCGCAGCACCCTGTGTTGCGCCGCCGGCCGAATAGGTAGCGATCAGATCCTGGGCGGTCGCTTCGGCTGCGGCGGCCGGGTCTACCTCAAACACAGTACCAGCGGCAGCGGTCAGGTCGACCTGAGTGCTACCAAGGTAACGCGACAGTTCGCCGGTCACACCGATCGAGAGTGACGGAGCACCGTCGAACGGGGCATCGATCACGATCGCAACCAGGCGCACCACCGCATCGGCTGGCAGCTGGAACATGGCTACAGTGCCGGTCGAGTTGAACGCCAGGTCTGTGGTGTCGGTGGCTTCGAGGTTGGTGGCCGCTGCAGACGACGCCCAGGACAGATTGCCGGCGCCGTCGGTCGTCAGCGCGAAACCTGCAGTACCGTAGTTCGCCGGCATCTTGAACGTCAGCGCCTGGGTCATGCCGGTATCGGGGCGACTGATGGTAAGCATCCAGTCATCACCAGCACCAGTAGCGTCTTCATTCAGCACAAGGCTATCGCCGCTGGCGGCGATGGTGCTGCCCACAAGGGGCGCATCGGCGTCGTCGGTTGCGTTGCGCGCGCGGATCTTGCCGCCCGTGCTCTTCAGTTGCAGGCCGCCCAGGCCGAGCCGGAACAGGTTGCTGAGCGTGCCGCGTAGATCGAGAAAGCGCATGGTGATACCTCAGTTTAGGTTGAGCACAACGAAACCAGAGCCGGCCGTTGCGCCTGCACCTGGGGTGATTTCGAGATAGATGCCGGTGCCTGCGGCGAGCGAGGCACCTGGCGTTGATTCATAAGTAGCAGTGAAGTCAGGGGCCACCTGATCGCTGTCGAGCAGCACCGCGCCGGCCTGCGTGCGGATACGCAGCGCAGCGCCATCGCCGTCGAATGGTGTGGCGACGATCAACTGCACGGACACCAGCAGCGCAGAGTCAGGCAGTACATGCAGAAGGCGCGGAGAGGCATCGCCATACGCAAATGCAATCGGCGGCAGCACCTGGCCGCTCTCCCCTTTTGGCCCGCGCAGGCCTGCAGCGATGACTGCGCGTGGCGCCTTCTGGCGGACGGCAATCGGCCCTGGCCGCTTCTGTACAACGGCGACGGCAGAGCTGGTGCGCGCGGCGCGGGTGGCGATCGCTGTCACGTCGTCACCTCGCGCGTTACCTCGATCGGGCTGATGGCGGTCAGCTTGTAGACCTGGCCGCCCGGGGCGATGACTTCGGCCTCGTAGAAGCCCTTGCTCCAATCCAACGCCTCGGACTGCTCGGCGGTCATGGTCAGCACGAACTGGCTCAGCGCCACGTCGACGATGACTAGGCTATCTGGATCCTCGGCAGGGTCGCTGTCCCAGGTGTGCAGCAGGTCACCGCCAGGCTTGGTGCGCACCTGGGCGCGGCACCGCCAGCCCGTGATATCTGCTGGCTTCGGTACGATCAGCAGACCGGTACCTGAAAACGGACGCCAACAATGGGCGTTCACGCCGTTCAGTTCCAGGGTGTCGGCGTCGATGACTTTCGGGTAAACCCAATCATCTGCCGGCGTGTTCAGCTCGGCCGGAGTCTTCACGCACTCGATGCGCACCGGCCAGCCGTCCGGCACGCCATGGTTCTCGACAGTCAACCGGGCCGGCGCCGTCTGCGGCATCGCAGTGATCACCGGGTACGGAGACATGAACTCTCCCTCGGCATACATGATGCCGAACTCGAAGGTCTCGCCTCGGTAGATGGTGATGGGGATTTCAGGCGCCGACATGCCAGTCTCCTTACTCGCCGCTCAGGCGTTCCTTGAGTGCGTAGCCCATCAACGGCCACAGCTTGCCGATGGCGTTCTGGCGCGCGATCTTGCGGCCGATCTCGGCATCGAAGTTCTCCGGCGAAGCGCAGGCCGACTCACCGGTTACGGTGAAGCCGTTGCGCAGGTCGAGCACACAGAATGTCAGCAGGTTGAGCGCCTTCGCATAGCAACTGCCCTTACCACCACCAGCCAGGCATGCGCCATGCACACCGTCGCCAGCCGTGAAATAGTATTCACCGACGATGTTCGCCTCGATGTCAGCCGACGTGATGCGTGGCGCGGTAAGGCCCTTGGCCTGGATTTCCTGCTCGATGGCATCGCAGCCGACTTTGGCCAGTTGGTCGAACGCCTTGGTTGCAAGGCCAAGCGCACTTTCGGCAAGTTCAGTCTTAGCGGCCTGCCCCTTCTGGTACGGCATCCATTGCGCGTAGAAACTGCCGACAATCATGTCGCAGCCTTCCTGCACCAAGGGCACGCTGCACACGCTGAACTGTTCGCCGTTCTGATCCCAAACGGTGAGGTTCACCATGGTGTCGCTGTGGACGTAGGCGATCACTGCAGCCAGTGGCTGCGTGGGGTTACCGAAAGCCAGCTTGCGGCCGGCCATGTAGTCAGCGGTCGGGATGAAGTGCAGCACGCGGCCGACGGTGGGAGTGATACGGGTCATTGTGGTGCTCCGATGATCTTGCACTGCCTGTGCAGGGATACGAGCTGCTCCTGCAGCTTCAGGATTTGGTCGCGCTGGACTTCGAGGCCGGCGACGAGGGCTGGATAAGCTCGTCGAGCAGCGGCTGTAAGTTCGGGGGCGCCTGCATCAGGCTCGCCGGCAGAGGCGGTGGCTCCGTCCACTCGCACTGCGGGGCAGGTGGCAGCGACTCGCAGCCCGCAAGTACCATCAGCGAGGCAGCGATACATAGCGTCGGCATAGTCTTCGGCACGTTGTTTCCCCTTCAAGAAAGCGTCTTCGCGCGCGGCCTGGTCAGTTGCCATTTCGCGCTGTAGGCGGTTGGTGTTGCGCAGCGACTGGATCGCCGCTGCGCCCTGCTTGGCCAAGGTCACAGCGTTGTCACGCTCGAGCACCACGGTGTCGAGGCGCAGATAGAGCAGCGCCAGGGCGATGGCCAGGCCGGCGCAAGCGGCAACCAGGGCACGGATCATTGGACGCTCCAGCACTTGGCGTGGCGCTCAAGCTGGCGGGCCCACACGCCCCAGCAGCGCGTGTTGGGCTTGCCGTTCACCAGGGTCGAGCAGTCGTATTTGGCGGCATAGCGCCATTTCAGCAGCGCGTCGCATGCCTTCGGGTACTCGCCAGCCAGCAGATGGCGGCGCATCGAGGATGATCGCCAGTTGCCGATGCCGTACTGGCCGGTGAAGTCGAGGTAGAGGTCGTATTCCTCCTGAAACAGCTTCACGCCAGGCAGCGAGGCCTGGAATCGGTTCTCTTCTTCGCTGTGCAGCGCCCTGGCTAGCTGCTGGGCGCGCTCGCGAGTGATGGGAGGATCTGCGAGAGTGACGCGCGTACCGTCTTCGTAGCGGGTCGAGCCGTGGCCGATGGTTGGCAAGTCGCCCTTGGTCGGGATGTGCGGAGCAAGCAGCTCGACGCCATCCTTCTGCACCACCGGGCCTTCGCCCTCGCTCTTGATCCAGGTGCCGAAGCCGGCCAGGCTGAGCGTCAGCGCCGTGACGGCAATCCGGTTGCGGATGCTCATTGCTGCCTGCCTTCGAGGCCGCAGCGCTCGCGAAGCGCCTCGATGCGCGCCAGGCTCTCGGCCTGCTCCCGCTTGTCGCGTCGGTGCTGGAAGTAGAAATTGCAGGCCAGGCCGAGCAGCGCGATGACAACGCCAGAAAGCCCGATCCAGTTGATCTGAGCCAGCCAACCGAAAGCCCCTGCAATTGCGCCGCCGAGCATGCTCTTGTTCGTGATCGAAACGGCTACCGTGTCCACGGTGCTTTCATTGATTTGAAGTGCCATGCTCGCTCCCGTGCTGGCTGGTCTGCTTTGACGGGATGCTATGAAGCGGAACGAACAGTGGCGAACCCTACAGGGGGTCAGACCCAGGCTTTGTTGTGCTGCTCAACGTCCTGGCGGGTGATGCGGCGCAGATCGCTGTCGGGGCGATCGCCGAAATAGGCGGTGAATGCGGCCAGGGCTGCATCGGCGCGGCCGAGGTCCAGCGTCTCGCTATCCGGAACACTGAAGGCGCGATGCAGTGCCCAGTTCACCAGATGCCGGTGATGGGCCTGGTTGATCTCTGGCTTCGACGACTTGTCGGCGGTGAGGCCGCGGATAGGCAGGCGGTACCCTTCCAGCTTGAGCGTGCCACCCAGGCGCGGCGTCGGTACCAGGCGGATGCTGGTGTCGCCCTGGATAGCGAAGCGCGGAACGTCGGTGCGGTCGCGCCAGCCTGGCATGTTGTCATCCAGCCACTCGCGCGAAACCAGCTTGACCTCGCACCGCTCGGTAGAACCTGCCTCAAGCAGGCCCAGGTGATCGATCTCGTACAGCACCTGGCTTAGCGGATAAACCGTCTCACCTGCAGCGATATCGATCTCGAAGCTCGCATTATGCAGCAGGCGCCCGCGAATGCAGGCCTCCTGCTCTGCCTCAATGAGCCAACGCGCAACGTCAGGCTGCTCGAACAGGTACGGTTCAACCTTGTCCTGTGCGGTAGTCCTGAAATCCTTGGTCAGCTCGTCGAGAGTCATGGATCACACCACCCCGAACTGGTCGATCATGCCGGTGACCGCCTGGCGCAGTTCGGCGACAGACTTGCGCTTGTTGAGGTTCTGCTGGTAGTTGGTCATGGCGTACTCGGCCAGCGAGTCCTTGGTCATGATGTTGATCTGCTGCTTCAGGTCGAGAATGCGATTCTCCTTCTCGCGGTTCTCGTCCTCGAGCTTCTTGGCAGCAGCCAACTGGCGAGTGGTGTCGTCGTCTTCATCCTTGTCTTCGACCTTATCCGACTTCGCAGGCGCTTCGGCTAAGGCCTTGGCGCTGCCTTCTTCGAACATGTCGGGGTGACGCAGGAACTTGCGGGCGATATCGGCCGGCATGGCGCGCTCCTGGCCCTGAGTGAAGCTCAGGCCGGTGCCATACAGGTGATCGGTGTAGGTTTCCTTGCGGCCGATGTAGACCACCACGATCTTGCCAGGGCCAGCCGGTGCGCTCGGCGCAGCCTGACCTGCTGGAACCTTGGCCAGTGCAGCAGCAACGGCAGCGGCAGCCGCTTCGTCAGCGTCCGGCAGAACCTTCAGCGCATGCACGACGGCACGGAACAGGTAGTCCTTCGACTTCTGCTCGGGCGGCAATTCATCGTAGGGGCGGCAGCACGGGTGAGTCTTCTTCTCGGCGTCCTTCACTTCGCCGTACACCCAGCCGTCGGCGACCTTCTGAGCCAGCCAGCTTTCGTGCGATTGCTCGGGAGTGGCATCAGGGTTGGCCAGGTGCATTTCGACACCAGCGATGGCGCTCTTCTGCTGCCATTCCGGCGCGTCATCCCAGGTTGGCTGGGAATCATCGCCCAGCGACAGACAGAACGCCGCGTTGATGGCGTGCGCGACCTTCGCAATGACCAGTACTTTCATGTTCGTGTCCTACCTTGCGGAAAAAGAAAGGGGCCGAAGCCCCTCCCAAGCTGCGTATCAGCGGGCGCCTTGCAGTTCGCCGCTCACCAGCACCTCGATCTTGCTGGCCTTGGCGTTGTCAGCGACAGCCGTGGTCAGGATCAGGCGTGCCGGCTTGGCCAGCGTCTTCAGGGCTTTACCCGCATTGGCACGCAGGCGCGCAGCGGTTGCCAGGGCGAAGCCGGTACCGAAGTACGCGGCATCCTGCGGCACAGTGGTGTCATCCACACCATCCTCGTAGGCAAAGCCCAGCGAGCCGGTGATAGTGGCGGTCATGCCGGTGCTGATCAGGATCGAAGCATCGTCCAGGCGCATGCCTTCCGGCAGTGGGCCGAGGTCGACCACATCGGCAGCAGCGATCGCTGCAGTCGAATCAGCGTTGAGCGCGGCACCGTTGGAGCCGGTTTCCAGGGTGAACTTCAGGGTGGTGGTGTTGCCATAGGCACCAGCAGCACCGCCGAACTGGCGATTGCCGTAGGTCTTTAGGGTTACTTTGGCCATGATGGGCTCTCCTTCAATGGGGTTCAGTAAAGGCGGGCCGGTGTTACCCGGCCCAACCCATCACTTGCGAGCGCCGATGATCGGCACAGCGGTGTCGATCGCGGTGGCACCGTAGTCGGTGAACTCGGTACCGTTGCCGGTCTCGATCGCGAAGCGGATCTTGCTGACGCCACGAATGGCACCCAGCAGCAGTTCCACCTTGTCGCCGTGGTCCAATTCCTTCTCGCTCCAGAAGAACGGGATCTTGGACTTCTCGCTGGCAGCCATCGCCTCGGCCACGGCCTGGCCACCCAGCAGGATGGCGCGGTCGATAGCGAAGTTGGTGCCGAAGCTCGAAGGCACGATGCAGGTGCTCTCGGTTTCGCTGTTGCTGGCCGCGCAGTAGCGGATGGTGTCGCCGGCGTAGAAGCGGATCGGCTTCGGCATCTTCACGATCAGCACGCCATTCCACAGACCGACCTCGCCCAGGAACAGCGGGTGGCCTTTGGCTTGCTGGGCACGTGCCATCGCACTGGCCTGCAGTTGACGGAAGTTTGGATCAGCTGCGAACAGGTTGTACTGAGCAGCGGAAACCAGCATCACGCGCAGCGGCGATTCGTTGGCAGCAGCGTCACCTTCGAAGATCACCGGAGGCGGCGGCAGAGCCACCTGATCGAGATAGGTACGCACACCATCCACGGTGTCCATCTTGAACAGGTCGGTGGTCGCCAGGTCGACTTCACCAGCGTTCACGGTGAACGGCTTGATGCCGTTGCCACCATCGGCGATGAAGTGACGGTTCTTGGTCGGCGCTTTCACGCGGTTGACCATGATCTTGGCGAAGTCCGGATGCGCTTCGGTTGGCACAGCCCATTCGATGTTGTCCTGAAAACCGCGAGCACCAGCCATGTGCACCAGCAGGCTCTGGTCGACATAGGCGTCCATCTTCGCCTGTGCGACAGGGCGACCCAGGCGGCGGAAGTCGGCCGGACTGCGGATGGTGGTCATGGTGTCGCCGAGGTCGATCGGGAAGCGCGCCTGGTTCACGCGCAGCTTGTCCTCGGACAGTTTCATGCCCACACCGCGACCCTCGGCATACTCGCTACCCATGATCGGGTAACCGCCTACCGGGTTCAGCAGGTGGAAGGTGACTTCATCACCGCGGCTCTTGCCCAGGTCCTGGCAACGAACAATCGGCATGTGCTGGGTGGTCTGCTTGCGCAGGGTAGCCTCGGCACCAGCGGTGCCTTTCGGCATCTTGCCGGTGAGGCGGTTCATGGTGGTATTGCGCTGGGTGTGGACGGCGAACAGGCCGACGGCCTGCTCAACCATCGCCTGCGGGTCGCCGTAGCGCATATGAGTCTTGTCGGTCACGGTGAATCTCCTTGATCACGGGACACGGAGCGTCAGACGCTCCGGTTCAGAAATGCCTCGATCTGGTCCGGGCTCTTGTCCATCAAGGCCTCAGCCATATCTACGGCGCCTAAGTTCGCCAGTGCTTCGCTGCCAGTGGCCGGGCCTGCTCGGCCGCCCGGAATATCCGAGAGGCTTACAGGTACCGCCGGCTTGGCCGCTTCCACGGCTTGCTTGGCTGCTGCCTTAACGTCCGTACTTGCGGGCGCCTCGGCTGCTGCCTGAGTTTTCCCAGTGGCTTCCTTGTACGTGTCGATGAACTCGATGATTTCCTCGGCAGTGCCCTTCTCCATCACCGAGCGGTATGCGCTACGGGCGAATCCGGGTTGCGACTCGATCCACGCATCCAACTCCGAGCTCTCGATAATCGAATCGAGGTCAGGGTGCTTGGCGTAGATCGCCTGCGCGTGAGCTTCCTGCTCGGTCATCTGCTGCTTCTGCTGCAGGGGGGCCACTTGCTGCTTCACCAGATCGGCCAGCAGTGCCGGGGCACTCTTGGCGATCAAGGCTTGCACGCCTTTGGCCAACGCTTCCGGGGAGAAATCCCCGAACAACTCTGGGTCAACGCCGGCATCCATAGCGGCCTCAGCGGCTGCCAGGTGTTTGTCGGCATCGGTCGGCGCCATCCCGGCGTCCACCCGTTGCTGTGCTTTTTCCCTGAGCGTTTCCAGTTCCTTCTGGGTATCCTGCAGCTTCTGCAGAGCTTCCTGCTCGCGAGCTTCCGCTGCTTGCTTTCCTTCTCGCGCATCCAACAGGCGCTGATACGGAATGGTGTGGACGTTGTCCTTCGCCATGATCACGGACTTGGCCGGATCTTCCGCCTCAACGCTTGCCGCGTTGTCATCGGTGTTCGATACGTCGTCAGTTGCCTGTGCGCCGTCAGTGGCTTGCGCGGCTTCTGCAGCAGCAGCGGCGGGCGTATCGCTGCCAGTTTCCGAGGTCTGTTCCCCGGTATCGCCCATATCCGCCAGCTCAAGAAGCTGGGCGGCCTGCTCTGCCGTCATCTCACCGTTCGGTGCGTGTTGCTGGATAAACTCGTTCGGATTCATGCCTGTCCCGCCACATATCGCCGTGGCCGCAATGGGTTCAGCAGTTACGAGGCGTCGCCGCCTCGCGCATCGCCAGGTCGCACCTGGCTTGCGAACGAGTGTCGCGAGGGGATCGGAAAAGAAAAAACCCTACAGGGGGTCAGATCTGTAGGGCTTTCAGGTCAGGCGAGGTTGTCGGTGGTGCTGACAGTCTCGATTCCCTGCATTCCGGTACCAGGCTCAGCAGGTACCGGCGGGAAGGCTGGACTGGTGTTCTCGCGCACTGGCGGCAAGCTATCAGGGCCACCTGGCTGCACATAAGGCGTCTTGATGTTCATCGCTGCAGTGGCGTCGGCCTGCGGGAAGTTTGGATCGTCGCCCTGCTGCTGTTCGTAGCCGGCGCCCTTCATGATCTCGTCGGCGACCGGGGCGATCATCGGCATCTGCGCGACCTGGGCAGCCGCTTGCATAGCCGAGTAAGCGGCCTGCACGCCAATCTGCACGGACTCGCGGCGGATCTTCTCGATCTCGGCGTCTGTCTTGCCCTCCTTCATCGCCAGTTCGCGCATCTTCAGTTCTACGCCTGACTTGGCCAAGGCTTCGTCCACCGCCTGCTTGATGCGCTGCTCGACCTGCTCCGGCGATTCCTGCTCGCCAGCGGCGCGAATTGCTTCGACCACATCGCGCTTGAACGGCACATCCATGAGGCTGACCAAGAACGGCAGCACTGCGGCCTGGTACTGAGGCGGCAGGCTCTTGACGGCCTCGGAAAGCGCAGCCAGCTGCTGCGCGCGATAGCTGTTGGTGCTCGGCACATCCTCCAGAGCTACTTTCAGGCGAGTCCGCTGCAAGTCGTTCGACAGATAGGTGTAGCCGGCCGGGTCCTGCTCCGGCTTGTTGATCACCACGGTACGATCCTCTCGCACCGCATCGCCCTCGATGATGATCGTCTGCTGCTTCGCGCCGAGATCCTTGATGATCATCGACAGGAGCATTTCGCCAACCAGCGTCCGGCCGGCGCGGAAGTTGTCCATCATCACACCCAGCGCCTGGTTGCTCTGCTCGATCTGCATCGCCTCCTGCCGGCCACTGGTGGCAGTACCTTCCTTGCCCATAAACCCAGTTGTCACCGCCGATACGCGCTGAATCGCGGAGCGGTTGTCCTGCAGCATCTGGAACTGCTGTTGATTCAGTTGGTAGTCACGATGCACCTGAAAACGAGCGCCAGGGTTGTTTCTGAAGTGATCGGCATTCAGCACGATATCCGCATCCACGCGCGCCACCTGCTGGCGAAACTGGGCATCGGTCATATCCACGGCGCCCTTGGTGCGCTCGGTGCGTACCGACGCCATACCCCAGCGCAGCTTGCTGATGCCGCTGTTCAGGCTGTCCTGCGGGTAGATCATGTCGCGCACGTAGCCGAATGGCACTCTGGTACCGTCCTCACGGAAGCCCCAGAACGGAGCATAGGGGTAATGCCGGTGGGTGTACGGGGTCGGTCCATCGTGCAAGCGGTGCGGGCCAAGCCAATAGCTACGACGCACGCGAGCCACTACGGCACGACTGTAGGTCGACATGCCGCTGGCAAGCGCCACCTGATGCGCCATGTTGCTCTCGTCGTACTCGACCACACGACCATCGGGCGCGGTGATGACGCCAACCTCAACCCAGCGCCGGTACCAGACTTCGGCCAGGCAGATCTCCTTCGAGGTCGGGTTGTACCAGCGTTCCTCTTGCACGGTCCAAGCGCGCGCTTCTGCCCAGGCGTTGTGCAACCCAGTCGAATCGCCGCCGTCATTTGCAGCGTTTGGCGTGTCCATCCACCACTCGGCACCGTGCTTGCCGATCGCCAGGATCAGTTCCTTGTGCTCGGGGAACACGCGAGCGATACGGTCAGGCAGCAGCCAGCGCTGACGACGCAACCAGCGCGCATCGCTCAAGTCCTTCTCGATCGCGGCAAAATCCCAGTGGATTTCGTTACGGTGCACCACGCTGCAACGGTAGGGGTACTTGAAAGGGTCGCTCTCGCGCTTCACCTCAACCCATCCAAGGCCGACCGCAATCTGCGGCTGGAATGCATCGCTGCAGGCGTCGTCGGCCTTCGCATGCCGCTCAGCCTGGTTGAGCTTGTAGTTCAGCGCATCGGCCACGTCCTGGCCGCCCACTTCGCCATCCGGCGTCACGCGCCAGTCAGTGCGGGTCGCACTCTCGTAGCCACGGATAGACAGCAGTGCCGGGCCGATCAGGTTCTCGACTGCTGGCGGAATACCCAGCGCACGCTGCCTGGCCAGCAGCTCGCCATCGAGTTGGTTGCCGTCCGCGTAGTCCATTTCCTTGTCGGCGGTGCCGCGCCACTTCGGCTGTTCCTCGATCTCATGCATGATCTCGGTGTACTCGTCGAGCGTCAGCGCGAGCTCGTCTTTCGCCTCTTCGGCCTGCTCGGGGTGCTTGAGTGCGGTAGCGTCCATCTGGTGGTTCCTCACGTGCGCCAGTCAGGTGCTGGGGCTTCTGTGTACGACTGCCGGCCCTGGTGTCCGAGCATGTCCAGTTCTTTGGCCTGCGCCCACTGACGAAAGGCGTCGGCGCCCTCGCTGCAGCCGTTGGCCTTGTTCGGTGCGTTGTCGAGAAAGCGGTTTTCGGAGCGGCTGAACTTCTTGCGGTAGTTGTCCAGGCGGTTGATGCCGTCGGCACAGGCCACTTCGTCGATGAAGCAGCCCTTCATGTGCTTGCGGGTCTGCTGGATGCCGGTAATCAGTTCAGTGATGCGCGGCACGATGACGAACGTGTGCCCGGGCAGCAGATCCTCGAGCATTTCCAACACGCTGCGGTTGTAGTCGCCCAGGCGCTTGTGCGCGGCGTCATGCGGTAGGTAGTGGGTGCCGTACAGATAGCCGCGGTCCTTCAGTTCCTGCGCGTAGTGGCGCAGATCCTTGCCGTGCTCTTCGTAGTAGTCGACGAATCGATCCTCGCCGCGCAGTTCCTGCTGGAACCACACAGCGCAGCCGTCGCTGTTGCCGATATCCCAGAAGGTGTTCACCGGCACGTCGAGCACAGGCACGCGAGTGATCCCGCCGCGCTTGCGCATGGCCTGCATGTCCTCGGCGTAGTAGTTGCCCTCGGTGCTGATCTGGAAGGCTTCATCGGGCGTGCCAGGGTATTCCTGCCACATCCGCTCTTCCTTGCCGGCGAAGTCGGCCTGCTTGGTGGCCACGTACCAGGCGCGCTGGTCCGGGTCGATCTTGCAGTCCATCAGTGCTTCGAGCTTGTCGAAGTAAGCGTGCTGGCCGCGATCGACCGGCACCGTGACGCTCGGCAGCCGATAGTTCGGCTCCTGCCACCAGGCGTAGAAGTGGAAGCGGTAATCCTTGGGCGTGAGGGGCTTCTTGTCCCGGTAGTTCTTCTGGGCGATCTGCACCATGTTGAAGAACTCGCCTTCGCGCCCTTCCGCCGTGCTCTCGATCACCAACACGCCATTGGTTGGCACGGCCGGTATCGAACCGGTGACCACTTCCTGCGCCTTGTCCGGGTACTTGGCGCAGATTTTCCCGAACTCGGAGACGTGCAGGCGGTGGATGGTGCCAGAGCGCATCGAGGTCGCCACACGCACAGAACTGTTGTTGTGCGCGAAAAGCAGCTCGACCGCGCTATCCCTGGCCAGCGGAAAGCGCTCACGGATCTCGTCCGGAAGGTTCTCGTAGGCGAATTTCACCTTGTCGCGGAATATCGTCTCGGCCGCCTCGCGATCCTGAGCGATGATGCCGCAGCGCTGGTTGGCGTTGAACAGCGCGTGATCCAGCCACAGGATGGCGATCAGTGTCGTGAAGCCGAGTTGGCGTGCCTTCAGGATCAGGTTGCGATGCCACAGCCGCTTCAGGAACCGCTTCTGCGCCCGGTTCGGCTTGAACGGCATCACGAACGACTCGCCTTCCTCGACGATGTTGCCGAGCTCGTCGACTTTGTCGTCGCCCTTCACCATGATTTTGTACAGGCAGCCAGAGAACAGGCGCCATTCAGGGTCAGCCAGGCAGCGCGCCAATTCCTCTGCATTGGTCGGCAGAGGCTGCAGTGGCGTGTCGTGCGTCACTCGCATGGCCATAGGTCAGTCCTCGCCATGCTCAGGGTCGTGCGCCACTGTCTTGAACCCGTTCGAATTACCGCTGGCGATCGAGTGCAGGAGGCTGGCCAGCGGGTCGACGCGCTGCTGGTTGTCCTTCTCGTACAGGCCCAGGTGCTTGAACAGCTTCTCCATGGCCGCATCTTTCGAGTGCGTCATGATCTCGATGCCGAACTTCGTCTGCTTCACGCCGGCATACAGCGACGCAGCACCAGGCGAAAGCTTGCGGGTGTCCTTCAGCACTACACGCGGGTAGCCGTGTCCACCGCATTCCGGGCAACCAGGGAACGGATCACGGTTCGGATCGAAGCCAACGCCGCCGTCTTCTGGGAAATCCTCGGGTTCTTCGCCTTCGTCCACCCACAGCTTGTACGCATAGTCACGTTCGATCTGGGTGCGCTGGCGCATGTGCCCTTCGCCGTAGCAGTGACGGCAGCACACAACCACCAGCTCGGTCAGCTCGCGAGCATCGGCCGTGACCTGATTCCACGCCTCGCGCAGCACACGATCAGCAGTGATCTCGGTGCGCTGTTGCTGTTTCAGCCGCGCTTCAGCGATAGCCGCCTGGATATTAGGTTTCGTTAGGTTCTCGCATCCAACGACTGCAGCCGTCTTCTCGCTGTATCCAGCACGGATCGCTGCCTGCTTGGCGTTCAGGTCGACCATGTACTCTTCGACGAATCGAACCTGCAGGGCTGTAAGCGCTACCTCAGCGTTATGCACCTTCACCGTATTGCGAGCACGCGCAGTCGAGCCGGTCGCCTTATTCTTGGCTACCGGCTTCTTCACTGGCTTCTTGGGTGCGGGCTTGGCGCCCTTCTCTTTCGTGGTCATGCCCGGAGTCTTTCCGGGTGATGGCAGGGTGTCGAACCCTACAGGGGGGCGCAGGCTATGGCTGGCAAGGGTTTGGGCAGAGACAAGAAAGCCCGCACTCGGCGGGCTTTCTCTGCATCGGTGGGTCAGGCGCTCGATCGCGCCCAGTGCAGCACCTGGTCATTCGTGCGGTTGAACACCATACCGGCACTGGCGATACGCATGTCGCTGCGCAATGCGGGGCTTTGCTTGCTCTCCAGGCTGCGAGGCTGCATCACCTCGGCCAGGTTGCGCTTGGCCTCGGCAGCATAGTGCTGGTCAGCGTAGGCCTTGAAGGCCAGGTGGTCGGCGGGTACCGGCGCAGCGAACACCAGGCCGCTGGACAGATACAGGATCGCGATAACGCACAGCAGGACTTTCTTCATCTTCGGACGCCTCGACAGGTTGAGGTAGTTGGCAGTCCGAGTGTTTCGCTGGCATCCCTGCCAGTTCAAACCTTACAGGGGGTCGTTCGGCGTGAAGGTCACATCGAACTCGCCCATCAGCGGCACCGCCTGACCGGCAGCCTGGCCATTGCCATACTGCAAATGCCGGCGCTCGGTGCGCTCTTCCGCGCGATCATCACCAGGGAAGTGCTTGGCGTTCATGTGCATGTGGTTGCAGATGATGCCGGCCATCAAGCCAAGGGCAGCAGGATCTGCGTCGGGTACCAGGCAGGCAGTGCTCAGACTGCCGCCATCGATCTCGACTGAGAACAAGGCGACCGGATCATCACCCTGCTCGGATGACTGCAGCGCGTAGTGGACGACCATGGGGGTCATCTTCGCCTGCTGCTGGGTGTCAATTTCTTGGATTGGATTGCTCACAGTGATTGCCTCCAGGGCATATTCGTTAAACCTGCACGGGCGATTTGCGCCCCTTCCCACCTAAAACTGACCGTCACGCAAGCGTCACAGCCGAAACGTCACATGTGACACCTAAGTGACGCCTTTCTGCGCCGCCTCCAGCTTGCGCTCTCGCCAACGTGCAGTCCGCTTAGCGCCTGGGCTGCGCTGCTTTTCTTGAGCCGCTACAGGTATGCCTTGCAGTTGCTCATGCGTCACACCAGGCGTCACATGTGTGACGCCTCCAAGCGTCACAACTCCATCCAATGTGACGCCCTGTAATGCCCCCCCAGCCGCCTTTCCGATAGTCCTTTCGAACCGATTAAGGCGCCCCTGAATCTCCCCGTTGAGCAATGCGGTTTGATGCCCTACTTCGATACTGGCGGCCTGCATCATTACCCCTGCCTGGATCCTGGCGAGCATGCGATCCTCGGCCGGCGTAAGGATAAGCACCTGATCGCCGATCTCCAGATTCACCGTTCCGTCCGGCAGCAGCGTCTTGCTCATGGGGCGCGCAGGTGGATGCTGTTCTGCCGGAACGAACACGCCCCTGCCGACCCGGACAATCAACATTTCCTCAATGAGCGCCTTCAGCCGATCGTCGATGATCGACAGCTTCAGGCCGGTCAACTCATGCAGCGTTTCACGGGTAACGATCTGCTCCTGCTGGTGCAGGTCGCGCAGTGCGTCGAGTACGACCTGTGTCGATGATTTCTTCGCTGTCATCGCTCGCTCTCCCCTGTCTCACGAATCAGCCCCTGCTCTCGCAGGATTCGCCATTGCTCGGCCGGCACTACGCGCTGGTTCTCTTGTGCAAGAGCCTGTTGCGCTTGTCTGGCGGCCAGCGCCTCGTCGACGATCAAGCCGACATGAGAGGCGGATGAAGTCCTGCTGCATGCCATCAGCGCGGCGCGCAGCCGCTTCTCATCCTCTATGCCTCTGATCAGTTGCTCTGCATTCGCTTTGGCCAACTCTCTGAACTGGTCGCGTTCGCCCTGCAGGACTGCGCACGCCTGGGAACACCGCTCCCAACGGGCATGCCCGTCACGGTGAATAGCGTCAATGCGGTCGTAGTCGCGGAGCAGCTCCCGCACGTCGTTGATATCGACCGTGACCCTGATCGACTGGCTTTCAGTCGCACCGCGCAGGCGCGTTAGTACATGATGGAAACTCATTTCCAATTCTCCACTGGCTCGCGCTCTGCGCTGTTTGCCCACTCGCTGCCGAAGACCTCCATAGGGCCGAAGCACGGCGGTTCGGATTTACTCTTGAAGCCGGCCAGCCAGTAGTAACCACTGTGCTGGGTGGCGCCGCAGTGGTCGCACTGCTGCTATGCGCCGAAACCTGGGGCGCTCTGGCGCCGGTATAGGTGCTGCCTCATGCCGTCACGCATAGTGAAATTTCAGGTACTTGCCTTTCGGCAGGGGAATCCAGATCCATCCGTAGTAGTCGTCGCCGGCTGGGCAGCCACCGCTATGCTGGTCGATGTAGACATAACGGAACGCAGTGCCTGGCTCGTCCTGGCGCTCGCCGCCGTGCGTGTCCGTAAGCTCGAAGTCACACACGATGCTGTCGTCGCAGTAGTCAATGAACTGCTCAATGCTGGCCAGCTTTCGCGGGCTCACCAGCAGAGCGACCTGGGCCAGCACTTCGCGCCGGTTCTTCTCCAACTCGGCGTAGTGCCTGGCCATTGCAGCCGCGTAGTCGGCTTCGATATCGGCCTCGGTTTTCGTCGGTTCAGACATGGCTGGCCTCCTGTTGCTTTTTCAGGTCGCGCAGCAGCGCCCGGTAATGCGCGGTGATCTGCTTGAGTTCGTCGATGGTGTATTTGCGTGGGCGGTGATCGGCTTCCAGCGCTTCCACTGCCGGCAGGCCGATACGCTCGATCAGGCCGGCACGGAAGCCGTTGCGCACCGACTCGCCCTTGCGCGCGTACTTGGCTGAGCCGCCGTTGCAGCCTTTGCACTGGAGCCAGATGTTGTTCTCTTCCAGGCGCAGTTCAGGCCTGGCACCTTTGCTCAGATAGTGGCCACCGTCCCAGGCGCCGCCTGTTTTCCAGCCTTGAGCGGCCTCGATCTCTGCCTGACTCTTGCCGCAACTGATGCAGCCGCTACCGATCGAAAGCTCATAAACCCGGCGGTACGCCTGCACCGCGCTGGTGGCCTCCTGAACGAAATCGCCATGGCTCTTCAGCTTCTCCCGGCGCTCGCCGATCTCGCGCCGCTCCCGCTGATCAATGGCCATGCGCGCCTTCTTCTGGTTGGCAGGCTGATCAGCGATCGCCAGGCCGCACTGCCAGCAGCAGACCTTCTGGCCGATCTTGGGCGTGAATTTCACGTCACAGGCCGGGTTGTCGCACTTGCGCTGGCGATGCTTGCGCTCAGCAATGCCGCTGGCCTTGGCCTTCAGTGGCGTCTTGCGCTTCAGCTCTGTTCTCTTCACGCTGGCACCACTCCGAACATCGTCGCCTTCACAAGATCAAGCGATTGCTCTTCTGTAAAACCTTGTTGGACGTATGCCAGGTAGATAGCCCGGTTAACCTCTGCCACCAGCTGGTAGTGCTCGATAACGACGGGCAAATTCCTGCGCAACGCCTCTACTGCACCCTTGATATCGTCTTGCTTGCTTGGTAGTTCGCGAATGTTGTCTGTCACGCTGGCACCTCGCTGGACTTCTCGCGCTCAGGGGTGAAGTCGCCGCGCAGCGGAATCAGGTGGCGCTCGGCGACGATGGCGCGCAGGCAATCCCGCTCGACCACCCACATGGGATTGCGCAGGCGGTAAGTGACACCGTGCAAGGTGAACTCTTCCCCTCGCTCGCCGCGCGCCAGCAGTTCAAATTGGCTGCCAGCCTCGATAACTGGAGTGCCGCCGGCAAAGGCCAGCGTGCTACGGGTGGTAACGGCGATGTCGCCTGGTCTGAACTGGCTCACTGCTCACGCTCCCCAGGCATCAGGCCGGTCATGTTCTCGATCGCTTCCTCGGTAAGGCCTGGCCAGTAGTTGGCGATCAGGTGCTGGCAGATGCCCCGCCAGAATTCCTTGAAGCGCTCTTCGGTCATGTAGTCGAAACTGATCGACTCCGGTATCAGGCGCGTAACACGCCCCAGGTCTGGGATGTTGAACGCCTCATAGGTGCAGCACACGCCGGCGTCTAGCTGCAGTTTCTTGATGGTGGTGTGGGCGTCGAGGCCCTGGAACTTGTCGACCTGCTCGGCGACCACCCGGCCGAGGGCGTGCACCAGCCTATGAAACTTAACGTTGCGCGCCTGCTTGATCTCGCAGCGCACCTGATCGTTAATCCGATACTCGCGCTCTTTGCACAGGAATCGGTCGATGCTGCTGTCGGCCACCAGGGCCTTTAGCACCTCACCTGTTTCCTGATCGACTACGGCGCGCCAGCGCATGTATATCGGGCGCTGGGCACGCGCCTGGCGCTTCTTCTTGGCCTCTGGTGTCTCAGCCTTTGGTGTTGTGGCTGTGGCTGCCTTACCCATGGCGCACCCCCTGCTGGTCTGTGTTCAGGGCCGGCTGGTCCCAGCCATAGGCACGGTTGAAGCACAGGGCGCACATGCGCATGTACGAGGCGCCGACGGCACTCACCGGCTCGACCTGGCCGCGAATGTCATAGAAGCGATCGCCAATCTTGGTGATGACGTGGTCGCTGTCGTACCAGGGTTCGGCATCAGGGAATGCCTGTTTCAGCAGCAGATAGACCCTGAAACAGCCCCCATTCAGGCCGTAGCGGGACATATCCGGGTGCACGTCGCGCAGGGCAGCGAGGAATGCGAGTACGTCAGCCATTGGCGCCACCCTCGGCCATCGCCCTGTCGATAGAGTGATCCACGTCCGACTGACGGAAGCGCACGCCAGTCATCCAGATCGGGGTACTCAGGTAGAAGGGATGTGCGTTTTCGCTCTTGTCGCGTAGCCACAGATAACGCTCTGAGTTCGCACGCAACCTGACGTTTTCTTCCAGCAGCGACAGGATCTCCTGAGGCTCGGTCAGACGCCGGTACTCTTCCTGCTGCGCGGGGAAAAGCGCGGCCTGCTCTTCGGTGAAGTCTTCGCCGTGCGCATCACGGAGCATGATCAACGCCAGTTCGTGCAGGCGCTTTTGCTGTTCTGCGTTCACTGGGTCACCTCCTGCACCAGGGCGATGATGCTTTCCACGCCCTTGGCGAAGCTGGCGGGCTTGCACTGCATGCACTGACGTAAACGGTCGGCAAGTTGCGAGCGGCCATCCTGCAGCTCGAGCAGCAGGCGACCATCACGCACGATATCCAGCGCGTGCTTGCGGCCTTCCAGCCAGCCGACGCGGTCGAAGTGGCCTTTCTGGGGGATTGGCAGATGGGTGAGCATGTTCACTTGGCACCAGCCTTGCCGATCTCAGCAGCAGCTCGGACGCTTGCCATGCGACGAGCCTTATCCCGATCGCCGCTGTGCTTGCTGAATGCCTCAAAACACGCGATACCATCGACGCGCTCGCTAAGCACACCAAACTCGGTAACGTCGATGCTGAGCCTGCACGCCACTTCAAGTCGCGCGCATTGCCCGTCGTCAGTCAGCGGAGTCCACGCGGATGCACCGTCAATGCTCGGCACATACCCCAACCCGCCATTAAGCCAACGCAGCCGGTATCCAGCACCGCGCGCGGCCTGTTCCGTCAGTTCAGTCACATTCATCACCGCACACCTCCCCGGCCGATCACGGCCAAACGCCCGTCGGCCACCAGCACACGGCGCTGGCCACGGATCAGAATCAGCTGGTCACCCTCACGCGCTACGCAGTAGTTGCGCGAGAGCAGGAAATCGACGGAATCCCGCAGATCGCTCTGCAGGCGGCGCTCAAGTTTCATGTGCGGCTCCTTTCTTGGTCTGGCCAAGGCGTTTGGATTCGCTGATCAATTCCCCGACCGACTTGCCCGCGCGAGTGATGGCCAGCCGGCCACCAGCGCCCTTCTGCAGCACAGCCAGGCATGCTTTGCGATCGCCGATCAGCAGCGGATCTGGCGCCTTGAAACGCCCGCCGCTCTCGGCCTCGGAAATCCCGATCAAGTGTTTCGGGTAGTCATCACCCACCCCGCCAGCGATCACGAAAGCCCGGTACCGCCGCGCAAACTCCAGCCCCTGGAACTTGTAATCTTCCTCAGAATTCGCGGTGCAGAGCTTCACCCAGCCCCCCATGTCATCCAGCACGCGATGCACAATCGGGTCATCGAACACCACGGACTGATACGGCCCAACGCGACGCACAGTCTTGTCGACTCGACTCCATGCCAGCATTCCCTGGTCCTGGCTGGTACCGTCGATCAGCCGCACCACATCGGCCGGCTTCGGCGCAAACTGGCCGCTGTCCGGGTTCTGCACATGGGCGTTCAGCCCTCGGCGCACCGACTCAATGTCGTAACCCGCCAGAGCATCGAAGAACACGTCGACGAAACCGGTGGTGATCTGCTTGCTGTAAACGCTCATGACCTTGGCGAGCATCGCGGCCAGCGCTACCTTGTCTTCAGCTTTCACGGACGTAGTCCCCTTCGATTACCGGGTCGTCTTCTCGCAGGAAATCCTGCACACCACCGCCGCCTTGCTGCCTCTGCAGTTGACGAACCACCTCGTTGTTCGCGTCTTCGAGCTGCTGCTGCCGGTTCATCGACCCGCCGCGGCGCGCCTGTTTCTCCAGCAAATCGGCCTGAGCTTTCCGCATCCAGCGCTGCCAGGTCGCAGTCCAGTCGGCCATTGGCTTGCCGTTGCCTTTCCAGTAGTCGAGGAACTGTTCCAGCTCCCAATCCAGATTCACGTCGGGCACCTTCTCCCTGGCCCACTCCAGCATTGCCGTGGTCATCAGGAACGGCAGCGGCAGCGGCTTCTTCGGCTTGGCGCGTGCGCCTTTCGATTCAGCCGTCGCAGCCGGATTCTTCGCCGGCTGTCCCTGTGACGGGTCACCAGGGGGGCTAAAGGGGGTATTACTCTTGTCTTCTCTAGTCTTATCTGGTGTGACTTCGGCGTGACTCTCGTCGCGCGTCACGTCGCCACCGTCGCGCGTCACGCTGTCGTCACGCTCATTTTGTGACGACTGTTGCGCTGCTTTTTTGCGAGCCCGATACGCTGCACTCCGCGCAGCACTAGAGCTCTGTCGCCTTCCAGTCGAGTCACGGAGCAGCGGCTGCCGCTCGTCCCAACTGGCCAACCTGCCGCCAACGATCAACCCGCGATCAGTCAGCGCAGCGACAACAGCAGCTGTCTTTCCGTCGCCAAAACCGAGCAAAACATCGTGATCGTCACAGTCAAAACTGGTCACGTCACCGCGCGACACTCGAACCGTTTCCGTCACGCCTTCGTCACGCCCGTCACGCTCTGCGTCACGCACCGTCACGCTCACGTCACACTCAGGAACCGCACTCGCGCACTCAAGCAGGCATGCCCACACCGCCAGCACTTCGCCAACGGAAGCACCTGACATGCGCGCAACGCGCTGAAACTTCGGGTCAGTAACTGTCCCGTGCCACCACCGGAGCCAATCCATCGTTAATGCGAAGCCTCGGCAGCTAGGAACTCGGTAACGATCTGCGTCACCGCCTGTTCGGTTGTGATGCCCTTGCTGCGCGCGTAGTGCTCAAGCCGAGTGCGCTGGATAGCGGACATTTCGGCGAGGTAGCACGCGCTTTCTTCAGCAATCTGCTGTGGTTGCGGCTGCCCAAACTCTTGGCTGCTCATGCTCACGCAACCTGAAAAATGTCTGGGCGTAGATCAAAGGCTGAGACGGCGCCGCCGCACGCATCGACAACCGCGCGAACCCTGTGAGCGGGAACGCCACGTGTTTTCCACTGGGTAATTGCCATGGGTGTCACGCCAACCTTTTCGGCCAGCGCCTTGGCTGACCCAACCGCCTCGATAGCGGTTTCAAGAGGTGTCTTTTTCATAAACGGATCGCCAGCTCTCTCATAAACACAAATCAACGATACGTTTATTTATGTATTTGCACAAGCGGCGTAAACTCTTTGTTTATGGAAAAAGAACATTCAGGCATACGCCTACGCTCCCTACTCGAAGAGAGAGGGATCACGTTTGTAGACTTTGCGAGCTCCCTCGGCCTGCCCGCCCCGCAGAACATCCACAACTGGTGGACTCGCGGCGTGCCGAAAGGGAAGGTGCGACAGGTCTGCGCACTCTTAAACGTCAGCCAGGAATGGCTGGAGGATGGCGTGCTGCCAGTTGAAAGCAGCTCTCCAGTTCGCCAGATAACCGCAGAAGCGGTCATGAATGGCCCGATAGAGGCCTGGGACGACGATACCCCACTGCCGGATGACGAAGTCCTAGTGCCGTTTCTCAAGGAAGTAGAACTTGCCGCAGGGAGCGGGTGCATGTCCGTTGAAGTCAACACGAAGAGAAGGCTGCGCTTTGGAAAGTACAGCCTGAAAAACCAAGGCGTCGATCCAGCAAATGCGCGCTGCGTCACCATCACCGGCAACAGCATGGAGCCTGTGCTACGCAACGGAGCGACCGTCGGCGTGGACGTTGGCAATACCCGCATCATCGATGGCGACCTATACGCCATCAACCACGGCGGTCAACTACGCGTTAAACAGGCCTACCGGCTCCCCGGTGGCGGCCTGCGCCTTCGTAGTTTCAATCGTGACGAACACCCGGACGAGGAGTACTCCCTCGCCGACATAGAGCGACATGAAATTACCGTGATCGGGCGCGTTTTCTGGGGGGCGATGTTCTTCTAGCAACCTAATGCACCATGGAAATTAGGCATATTCAGAGGTAGGCCAATGGCAGGGAATAAGATGCTGGAAGAGCGTATGCGCCTGGTAACACCGCATACGTACAACGCGCTGACGCAATTGGTTATGGCCCTTGCCGGAGCAGCAAAAAATCTTGGCAAGAAAACATGGTTTGGCCGTGACAAAGGCGTAATTGCCTACGAAAAGCTAATTGATAAGCTCCGCCACACTGTAACCGCCATGACACTAGATGGAGTGGTCAAGCCTGCGACACCTGCACCAGAACTGGTAGACAAGATCGTCGAAGGCTTGGAATTTTTCAGCCAGGCACACCCCAACTGGCAAGACGCCTACCAGTTCGCCAGCTACTTCTTCATAGAAGAACGTGACAACGCAATTGCCATCCTTGATCGCATGAGATAAGCGAGATCACCATAAGCCATGAAATGGCTTCGGTTCTTCGATGCACTCGCCAGGGGCGACAAAGGGGCGATCAGGTGGCTGCTACTGTGGATCGCTATCGTGGTCACTCTTGCCCTGGTGCTGAACCTTGCGCGCTAGCATCCAGATTGATCAGTTCACTTTCCCAAGAGAGGCAGCGGTCAATCGCCACAGCTAGCCGATCCTTTAGTGCGTTCAGATCCTCTGTTTCATCAACCAGACGCTGCAGATTGCGCAGCGTGCCGAATACACGTTCTTTGGGGGTCATGTTATCCATGGTTGGTCGTCCTGATATCAGAGTTTATGTCGCTGGCCTTTAGCCTCTGCCCTCAGTTGTTCCATCAATCGCAAGTGGCAGGCTTTTAGCCGCCGATCAAGGAGAAATGCATTGGCAAGACTCCAGAGCATAGTCAGCAAGGCTGTCATATCAGCCAACCGCATCATCGCCTTCCCAGTGTTACTTGTAATGAGGGCGTTTTCGGCGATCGGTATCACAAGCGCGATTACCAGGGCGGCTGCAACGGCTATCCGAAGGGATCGACTGATTCTAGCCTCAATCACTCTGGTTTCCCTTGAGCTGTGCTTTTTGTTCATTGTGATGATCCTGACTTCGTTAGGCCTCAGCAGCGCCAAAACAGGGATGGATGTGATGATTATTGCCATGAGGATGGTTCTGATAGCCCTCGCGGCAGCTTCAATGATTTTTTTCAGGTACACCAAGGTCGACCTGAAGCACCGAGAAAGCGCTGAGAAACGCAGCATCGCCAGATCTCGACGCAACAAGTGACACTCATTACCTAGAAGCCCGGCCCAGCGCCGGGCTTTTTCGTTTCTACCGACCAGATCGGCCGGCCTTGATCATGTCACAAATAAACAAAATAAACATTTGGTGTTGACGCACAAATAAACACGATGTTTAATTGCCTCCAAGCAAAGCCGAAAGGCCACCACACGGAGGCAAGCCATGTATCTGCATCCCAACCTGATCAACAGCGCCAACCCGCTGCCGTATCCGGGCCTTCCGGAGCGTGAAGAAACCCGCAAGCGTGCCCTTGCAGTTATGCAGCGCCAGGTGCTGAACGAGCTGCAACTTGGCGAACCGAAGCTGTGCCACGCCTTCGCCCAGTTCTGCGCTGATCGTTTCGATGAAGCCACCAGCTATGCGCTGTGTGTCTCCCGCATCGTTGGCGAGAAGGCAGAACAGAAGCAGGCCGACAAGCTGGTCACCGAGCACGTCGAGAAGTGCCGCCCGCTGTTCGTGGACGAGGAAGTCGAGCGCCGCATCATCGGCGCGAAGTACGAAGCACTGGGGCTGCCGCAATGATCCGCGCCAACAACTGGCGCCGGAACCTCGACCCGCGCGATCCCAACTACCTCGACCCGCTCACCGATGAAGAGCTGGCCGAGCAAGAGGATGACGAAACCTGGATGGCCGAGTGCCGCGAGCAGGATGCAGAGGTGGCTTATGTCTAAGACCTCTCACGCCATGATCCAGCGCGCTATCGCCCAGCGGGCGCAGATGGAAGGCCAGCCGATTCTGCTGCAGGCGGTCACCAAGGCTTACGCCGACGGAATGATCGAACTGGCCTACGCCGAAGGCCTGATCACCGATGCCGAGCACGACGACTACCGCAAGCGGTTGGCAGCTATCGGCAATCGCCAGGCGGTGCCCCATGGCTAGCCCATTCACAGGTCGCTGCTTTGCCGAGGCATTCGCCCGCGCCACTGCGGCCGGCGTCACCGATATCCGCCAGATCAAGCGAACCGTCCGCCGTCGCGGCATGTGGTTCATCACCTGCGAGGTGCCGGCATGAGTCGTTTCACGAAAGACACCCTGCGCGCCGCAGCTGTGTGGCTCGCCATCTGGGGCGCCTGCATGGCAGCAGCCCTGATCAAGTACGGAGTACCGCCCGCATGACAACAACAGCCACAGCACAGGCCGCAACAGAGGACCGCCTGATTCGTTTGCCGGAAGTGATCAAGGCCACCGGCCTTTCGAAGTCGACGATCCGTCGGCTGTGCCTGGAGAAGAAGTTTCCGGCCAAGCGAAAGCTGATGGGCGACGGCCCGAAAGACCCCGTCGCCTGGTCAGCCAACGAAGTGCAGGCCTGGATCGATCAACGCAAGAACCCCGCCAACGACGGCGAAGAACAGTAGGACGGCAACCATGGAACAAACCAACAAGATGGCGATGCTCTATGCCGCCCTCGCAAGCGCTCAGGCCGAGTACTCCCCTCTGGCCAAGAACCGCACCGTCAAGATTCGCACCCGCACCAACGGCGAGTATGAGTTTCGCTACGCCGATCTCGAGGCAGTGTTCAGCAGCACCAGGCCTGCGCTTACCAAGCACGGCATCAGCTTCATCCAGACCATTCAGCCTGCAAACGGCCACAGCTCGCTGATCACCATGCTCGCCCACAAAGACGGCGGCGTCCTGACCTCTGAGATTGAATTCAGCATGCCCCAAAGCGGCGATATCAAGGATTTCGGCGCGCACCTCACCTACCTGCGCCGCTACGCAGCGACCGCCCTTCTCGGCGTTGCAGCTGATGACGACCTTGATCAGAACGGCGAAGGCGCCGGCGAAGGCGATCGGAAGCCAGCAGTCCAGCAATCGCAGAACGATCCTGCGCCGGAGAAAACCCCCGCCGGCAAGCCCGCCTATTCCGACAAGAAGCTGCAGGAAATGCTGCCGAAATGGCGCGACCTGATCGCTTCCGGACAGAAGACCGCTGCTCGAATTATTTCCACCGTCAGCAGCAGCAACACCCTCTCTGAAGACCAGATCGCACAGATCCGTGCGCTCGAGACCGAGGAAGCACAAGCATGAAAATCCATGACGTAACCCAAGGCTCGCTCGAGTGGCACGTACTGCGCGGCAGCCATTTCACCGCCAGTGAAGCGCCGGCCATGATGGGCGCCTCCAAGTACATGACCCGCGCCGAACTGCTGCGCCAGAAGAAAACCGGCCTCGCCCCTGACGTGAGCGCTGCCAAGCAAGAACTGTTCGACCGCGGCCACGCAGCCGAAGAAGCGGCGCGCGAGATCCTGGCCGCCCGCATCGGCGAAGACCTCTACCCGGTCACCTGCTCCCGCGACAACCTGCTGGCCAGCCTCGACGGCATGGACATGGCAGAGAAAGTGCTCTTCGAGCACAAGCTGTGGAACGAGAAGCTGGCCGCCCAGGTGCGCGCCGAGCAGCTCGAAGCGCACTACTATTGGCAGTTGGAACAGCAACTGCTGGTCACCGGCGCCGAGAAGGTCATCTTCGTCTGCTCCGACGGCACCGAAAACAACTTCGTGTCCATGGAGTACTACCCGGTACCAGGCCGCGCCGAAGCGCTGGCCGCTGGCTGGAAACAGTTCGCTGCCGACCTCGAAGATCAGGAAGCCCCAGCCGCAAAGCCGGTCGAGAAGATCGGTCGTGCACCGGAAATGCTGCCAGCGATCCACGTCGAAGTCACCGGCATGGTCAAGCACTCCAACCTTGACCAGTTCCGCGCCATGGCCATGGAAGCGATCAGCAACATCAACACCGACCTGCAGGACGATCAGGACTTCGCCGACGCCGAGAAGACTGTGAAGTGGTGCACCGACGTTGAGACTCGCCTGTCCGCCACCAAGAGCCACATCATGGGCCAGGCCCAGGATATCGACGCTGTTATCCGCACCCTTGACGAGGTGAACGAGGAAGCGCGCCAGGTTCGCCTGCGCCTCGAACGCCTGGTCAAGAACCGCAAGCAAGAGATCCGCGACAAGATCGTGCTGGACGCCAACGAGGCATTCCGCAAACACATCGCCGACCTCGAAGCCAGCTTCGGCGGCAAGATTCGCATGCCTGCCGTAGGCATCGACGTGGCCGGCGCCATCAAAGGCAAGAAGACCATCACCAGCCTGCGCGACTCAGCCGACGCCGAACTGGCGCGCGCCAAAGTCGACGCCAGCACCATTGCCACCGGCATCACCCACAACCTGACCACCCTGCGCGATCAGGCCGCTGGCTTCGAGTTCCTGTTCCACGACGCTCAGCAGCTGGTGCTCAAGGCCAGTGAAGACCTGCAGGCGGTGATCAGCAACCGCATCAACGAACACAAGCAGGCCGAGCAGCTTCGCCAGGATCAGGAGCGCGAGCGCATCCGCCAGGAAGAAGTGCAGAAGATCGAAGCCGAGCAGTTGGCCAAGCAGCAGGCAGCGGCCCAGCCCGCCGAGCCAGCGCCGATCGCTGCAGTCGCAGAGCCAGCAGCAGTTCAGCCGGTCAAGCAACAGGCCCCGGCCGACGACGGCCAGCGCATCAAGCTCGGCGATATCAACAGCACCCTCGGTTTCACCGTAACTGCCGAGTTCCTGCGCTCGCTCGGGTTCGATGCCGTTGATCGCAAGGGCAATGCGGTTCTGTACCGCTCCAGCGACTGGCCGCGCATCTGCGGCGCCCTGGTGCAACACATCAACAGCGTAGCGACCCAGAAAGCCGCCGCCTAACCAATCCCTGATTCACCGACCGCGCCGGCCTATCCGGCGTGGGTTGGGGTTCCTACACCCTGGAGTCACCGAAATGACCATGAAAGCCAACGTATTCGACTTCGAAACGTCCGGTATGCCGGCCTGGAAAGATCCGAGCGATGCCGAACATCAGCCCCATATCGTCGAGGTCGCAGCGCTGCTGTATGACGCCGCCGGCAACATCATCGACCGCTACCAGGCGATCGTCCGCCCGGCCGGCTGGGAAATCACCCCGGAAATTACCGCCATCCATGGCATCAGCCATGAGCAGGCCATGGACGAGGGTATTCCGGAGATCGAGGCCCTGGACGGGTTCCTGGCCATCCACACCCAGGCAGCAATCCGCGCCGCCCACAACGCCACCTTCGACGACCGTATCGCGCGCATCGCCATCGCCCGCTACCACGGCAAGGATCTGGCCGACGCCTTCAAGGAATCCACCACCAAGGTCTGCACCTGCTACGAGTCGCGTCCGGTGCTGAACCTGCCAGGCAAGAAGCTGCCCACCCTGGCCGAGGCCTACAAGCACTTCACTGGCGAAGACCTGGTGGAAGCCCACCGCGCAATGCCCGACGCCCTTGCGTGCGCCCGCGTGTACTTCGCCCTGATGGGCGTGGCCATGCCTGCATTCGCCTGACCAACAGGAGCCCCGGCCATGGAACACATGCACAACGAAACAACACTCAACCTGCCGACCCTGTCATCCAAGGATGCAGCTCGTCAGTGGCTCGCTGACAAGCTGGCTGAGTACCAGTCCGGGGCCGAGCAGGTAACCGAGTCGCCGATCGAGAAGCGCCCACTGGTCAGCGGCCAGTGGCGCTCTCCCGACATGACGATCATCACCGACGCCCGTCGCCATGAGCAGGCCGCCAAGGCCCATCGCAAGGCAGGCGGTCGCCCACTTGGCTCTGTCGTTGAAGACAGCCCCGCACTGATCGAGCGCGCCCGCGCAATGGCCGGCATTGGCATCGCCAAGTCTACCGCCGCCAAACGCCTGGAGATCGGCACCACTCGCCTCGAGCGTCTGGCCGAGCAGAACGGCATCCAGCAGTACAAAAAATCCCCTAAAGCCGCCTGAGGATCACACGATGAACCTGATCAAGTGTGCAACCGTATATCGCGCTGACCTTCCTGAAGCTGCAGCGCTTGCCGAACACCTGGCAGAAGTGCCGTTCACTCCTGTACTTGAAAGCCACATTTCGTCTAGCGGCTTCATCCAGAACCCGGCTACTGAGCAACTGGTAACCGAGTTTCCTGGCGGTTTCTCTTTCCGCCTGCGCCGGGATATCAAGCCGATATCGGCCAAAGCAGTCGACCTGGCACTTGCTGACCAGATTTCGGCAAAGGCCAAGGAACTCGACCGCGACCTGACTAAGGAAGAGGTCGACCAGTTGAAGACAACGATCTTTGACGAGGCGATCAAATCCACTCTTCCTGAGCGCACCGAGCTCAATGCGTTCTATCACATCGACAGTCGCACCCTGATCCTGCCCACCAGTAACAAGCACTTGGCCAACGCCCTGTTGATCAAGCTGCTGGATGCGGTGGAATCAGTGGAAACCCGCACCATCCACGTCAGTGAAGTGAAAGGCGGCCTCACCGCTCGCCTACGCGATCACTTCGAGGACGAGGACAAGAAGTCTTTTCACGGCTTCGCTATCGGTGACTCGGTGGTGATGAAGGGTGACAAGGGCCGCGCCAGTTTCGATCTCGACAACCTCGACAATGCCAAACAGGGTGTGCTGGAAGCCCTGGCGAGCAACATGCAGGTTGAACGCCTGGAGCTCTGCCACGCCGATGCAGTGAACTTCAAGCTGACCAAAGACTTCCAGCTTCGCAGCATCACCTACCTCGCCAGCGATCAGGACGAAGAACAGGACTTCGACACTTACGGCGAACTCTGGGGACATACCGCAAGCGTCCAACTGCTGCTTCTGTCGGCCACTGTTCAGGCTCTCTGTGACCTGTTCGGGTATCAGGAAAAGCCGCTCGATGATGGCGAGAAAGAGAAGACCGGCAGCCAGCAGGATCTGCCGCTGGAGGATGACTCTCTCTACGATGCCGCCGTCGAGTTCGTTCGCGAGAGCGGCCGGGCCAGCATTTCAGCCGTACAGCGCAAGCTGAAGATCGGCTACAACCGCGCCGCCCGCATGATCGAAACCATGGAACAGCGTGGCGTGGTCACCGCCATGAACAGCAACGGTTCGCGCGAGGTAATCCGCCATGGGTAACTCTCGCACCGCTGACAAGTTCGTAGTCCGCATGCCTGATGGCGTTCGCTCTC